TTCATCTCACTGAACACATGTTTTGAGGATAAAACCTTGTTTTTGCGAAATAGTTGCCAAAAAATTTGGTAGTTCCAAGAAAAAGTATTACCTTTGCAGCCGCAAACAAGAAAAGACTGATAAAAGGACTTAGAAAAATGGTTCCGTAGCTCAGTTGGATTAGAGCAACAGCCTTCTAAGCTGTGGGTCTTGGGTTCGAACCCCAACGGAATCACTAAGTTGTTATCAAATAACGCTAAAAATAGAATTTTATCTAAAAAGAATGCGGATGTAAGTCGCTTATAATCAAGCACTTATCTCCGTATTTTTCGTTTAGTGGTGTTCTTGGTGCTAGGAATAGGCTAACAATTACTGGTCGTTGACTGGTCTACGCCTAAAAACACCTTAACTCTCTGAAAACCAGCCAAATTAGCTGTCATGATAATAAATGTTAAATTTGGGGTGTGTTATCAAATTGTTATCAACTCCGTAAAATTATGTTATCAAAATGGCTAGTATTAATTTAAGCTTCGTTCACAATCGGTTGAAAAGAGGAACGTCACAGAAGCCAGTTTCCATCGAATTGCGGTTCAGTTACAAATATGAGCGCAAGTACATTTCAACCGGCATCAAGGTCACTCCAAACCAATGGTCTGACAAGTTGCAACGCATCATCAAGCACAAGGATGCTGCTGTACTCAACGAGCGGCTGGAAGCCTTTGAGGAGCGTGGTCGCATCGTATTGAACAAAATGTTGAAGGAAGGTATCACGGATTTGTCTCTGATTCCTGCACTTTTCAATGGTGAGCAAGACAAGAACATTTCATTCATTGACTACTGCAAGAAGAGAATGAATGAACGCAAGGTGCATGATCATACCAAGAAGCGCTATGCTGTGTTTATCAGATTCCTGCAGGGCTGGGGTAAGATTATCTCGTTCAGCGACTGTAACGTGTCTAAGGTGCGTGCCATGGATGAGTATCTTCACCGTCAAGGAAAGGCGCAGTGCACCATCTACGACTATCACAAGTATCTAAAGTTATTCATCAATGATGCGATGATAGACGGACTTATTGAGAAGAATCCTTATAAGTTTCTTCCGTTCCACATCGGCAAGGGTGAAAAGCAGTATGTAGACTGCTGCACCGAAGAGCAGTTCGATGAAATCAAGAAGCTTGACCTTTCCACTCCTCACTTGCAGGCGACAAGAGATTTGTTTCTCTTCCAATGCTACACCGGACTGGCTTACTCTGACCTTGCTTCATTCGATTACGCCAACTGTGTTGAGAAGGATGGCAAGATGTTCTATCATGCCAAGCGCACAAAGACAGATACTGATTTCGTGTTCCAACTGCTTTCCCCTGCTGTAGAGATTCTAGTTAAATACGATTTCTCGCTGCCAAAGATTTCCAATCAGAAATATAACGACTATCTCAAAGTTATCGGGCAAATGGTCGGGGTTGACCGTCTCCACTCTCACATGGGTCGTGCTACGGCTGCAACGCTCTTCCTTTCAAAGGGTATGTCTATCAATATCGTGGCAAGAGTTCTCGGTCATACTACCTTGCGCCAAACCACAAGATACGCCCGAACTCTGAGCAAGGACGTACAGTCTGCCTTTGATGCGCTGGAAGGCAAGATGTAATAAACGAATAAAGGGTAGCCATTACTGACTACCCTTTTCCTTGTCTCGTTCTCTTTTCTCTTGAATTGCCTTGCGGATATACTCGCCCTTCTTGTCTAGAAGGTTCTTGAGAAACTCTAGTGTTTCCTCGTCAACCCGAAAGCATACCTTGCTGGATAGGACTTCTTCGCCCTTGCGCTTCCCTCCTGCTCCTGCTCGCCTTCCTCCCCAATTTGGGTGGATGCTCATCTTCTTTGGCTTGCCCTTGTTGGTAAGGGTCATTTTCGACTTCAACTTATCCTTCACGTAAACCTCAGCTATCAATGCGCCTGGAGTGGTGCGCAAGCATGAGATAACGATTGATTCCAGATTCTTTGAGTCCGTGAAGAAGGATTCCGTCTCGTCAATGATTACCAAATCATCATATAATACGATTCTTGCCTTTTCCATACTCGTTTCCTTTTATCCCAGTACTGCCATCAATATCGTGAACAGAAAGATGAACAGCACAAACCATTCCTGCTTACTCATTGCTTACCTCCTTCCTCGATTACTCCTATCGGCTTGATGTCGTGTACGGTCTCATCCTCGGTAAAGAAGGAAATTTTCATGTTGTCACTCACGTACCCCATTGCGATAACGTTCTCCTTGCTATCCTTGATGATGCAAATATCCCCTCTCACTTCGTTCTGAGTTTTCAGATATTTGATTGCAGCGTCCTTCACTGCCAAAGGATTCATTTCCTTTGTAATCGTCTCCCCTGACTGAGGGAAGACGAAAATAAACTCTTTCTTGTTCATAATCTCTAAAATTCAAATAATTCCAACTGTGTATAGGTCTGCTTCGGGAGAAGCTTGTTGATTTCATCAAGCAGCTTTCCTGCTTTCTTGCAGACTGTATTGTTACTATCTTCTGATTCTATCTGTCGTAACAGATACTTCTTTGCCCATTCAAGGGCATGCTTCACGGCTGCTTCCTGCGTCTTGAACCAATCCTTGTTGCTGAGATTGTTGCCCCAGCATCCCCCTCGGTCTACCAGCATGTATCTGATTCCATACGTCCACTTACCTCTAACCAATGCGGTGGTGATTTCGATAAAGGCTGTATCCTTGCCAACCTTTGCCGACTTGTCGGGATTGATGCAAACACCGTGCTCATTGAACTTAAAACGCTTGCTCATACTACCTCCTTCTCTGTTATTAATAACTGCTCCCAAATATACTCATTCTTGTGCGTAATCTCGAAGAGTGTCGGGTGGTCCTCGGAAACCTCATACTCACCGCAAAAGGCTTGCTCGTATGATTCAAGCACCTTCTGTTTTTTCTCTGCCAGCATTTCCTTAGCCTTGGTCTTGGTGGTATAAACTCCCAAAACGTTTACCTCTGTGTCACTATCGTTGCCATAGAGTTCTGTCAATACAAAAACTATCTGCTTCTTCATGTTACTTGTCCTCCTTCTCTTCTACGTCAAATGTAACACTCACCAACTCGCCAGTGCCTTCAAGCTGACCGGTATCATACATTGTTCTTGCGAATTTTTCAGCGTATTCCTGCGAAATATCGGAACACTCAACCTTGTATACTACCTTCTCAACGATTTCTACTACATACTTTTTCATAATCAAATCCTTTCTTTTTTTTATTAATACTGGTGGGTGGATGGTACTTTGCAACCATCTGTATCGGCTTGGGTACCGCATTCACCCTATGGAAGTTTAACAATAACCGCTATTTTATCTTCTTGTTTTCTTCTCATTTATCTTCTCAAGACAAGTGCTCTTGCTTACCTGCATTCCGTTCGTGAGATAATATCTCTCGGCAAATGGTGTCTGCTTGATGATGCAAGTTGTCTTAGCTCTGTATCTGTGCCCGAACTTATCTACGTGGATGGCGTCTCGGAAGCATGTTATTACTATCGTCATGGCTTAATCTCCTCTACTATATCTTCCAGTTCCTTCTTCTGAATATCCATGGAAATCAGACTTTCAATGTCTAACACGTCCATTTCTCGCCTATCATCAGATGGGTAGATATATATGCAAAAGCTATCTATCTGGAATTTATCACAACTCCACAAATTGTAGGTCTTTGTTTGGAAACGGAATATGATTCTGCTCCAATCGTTCTTTGCTAATAAATCTTTAACTATAGCGTTAGTCATATTCAATACTTTTTATGAGGGAGATTGCTCTCCCTCTGTTAAACTTACTCAGCCATCAGGCTGTCTACTAATTCCTGCTTGGTGGCGAAAACCTGATTAGACTTAGTGTAGTGTCCTTGGTCTCCACCTAACACAAACTTACGCTCGTCTCCGTGCTTACTTCTCACTAGGCTGATATAAATAATCTCGTCCTCAACTATCTTGTTATCACGCAAAAGATACACCTTCTGACCTACATAGAAGTCAGTATGCATAACTGTGTTGTATTCCTTCGCTATATACAACCCGTCCATAATCTCCATGCATGCATGAACCGTTTCTCCGTCTGCGAGTGCCTTTGCGATTCGGCCGAAGATTTCCTGTTCTGTTGGCTCTCGCTCTTCTCCGGTCTCCTCGTCCACGTCCCAGTAGTTATAGCGGCATCCGCTTTCGTCTGTGATAATAAGTCCTGCGGCTTGCGCTTTCACTACGTCTTGGATGCTCTTAACCTCAACTCCTACATAATTTCCACCAATCTCTGTTGCATTTTTTGCGTTCATATCTTAATCTCCTTTAATTTAAATTGTTACTTATTATTGTTAATCATTCTAGCGGCATAAGTTCTGCCGATAATCTTGTCTATCTCTGCTTGATGCTGATAGTCGGTGCAGTCTGCAAAATCATCCTGCTCCTCGTAAAAGCGTGCAGCGCTCTTCAATTCGTGAAGGCTGGCTTTGGTATAGTCCTTGGCTGGATTCACTTGTCTGAGGTTCTCACAAGTCTTGCAATACTCGATGAAGTCTAAAAGGACTTCCTTGTCATTGATGACACCCTGCATTCCTGCTGCCATAAGTGGTAGGGCAACTATCGCTCCCACTACCAATACTAACTTAATGCTCTTTTTCATATCATTACAAATTAATCTTATTGTTTATCTCCTTTAATGTCTTGTATGTCTCCGGAAACAACTCCAAATGTGCTGCCATGAAGACTGCGCAACCAACTGCCTTTGCATAGGCTGATGTTGTTGTTTGATATAATAACGCTCTGAGTGCGTCATACTCCTCGTCTGTAAGTTCTAGCTTATTCATCTTCATTGTCTTATCTATTTTCCAGTTTAACATCTACGATATATGGTAAAGTGTGCTGAGGTTTATTGTCCTCGTTCGAGAAGAAAAACTTATTCAATCTATTGTTGAAGGTGCTCTCGTTCTTCTCTATTGTACTCTTTATCATTTCCTCGCTTATCTGCTCCGAACGCATGATAACGAAGTTGTTCTCCGCTTGTATTCCGTTCATTTCTCGCTTTGCTACTGCCACAAGTCCGAAATCTGCGTGAAAGAACAGATACTGATAACCAGTGAAGATTACGTCAACTCTGTTGCGTGATGTCTTTGTTACTCTGATGATGTTCATATTACTCGTCCTCCATATCTTTAGCGTCTCTGATTTTGTAACCTGCCAATGCGCCAAACAAAGCGCATAAAACATAAATTGTAACGTCCATAACTAAATCCTTTCTTTTAAATTGTTAATATTGTGCGGTCTCCAGTCTTGAACTGGAAGTGCTCCTCTATTCGCTGACCGCTCCATTATTTTCTCACTTCTTGCCGAAATTGAAGATTCTGATGAACTGATAGAATTGTTTCTTGTCGCAAAGGTGGAAGAGGTCTTCCATAATGTATTCCTTACATTCCTTTGTGCCTTCTCTATATACCTCCTGCATCTTCTCTGCTGTCATGTTGCCACATGTAAGCCAGTAGAAGAACAATGCTCCTAGACTCTCGTAATCGTTTGAGCCATCGTAAAACTTCTTCTGCTGTTCGTATGTCTTGTTCTTTCTCATATTCTTGTAGTATTGTGGTGGGGATTGCTCCCCACCTAGTTAGTTACTCTTCTTCCTCCTCTTCCTCTTCATCCTCATCGTCATAAGGTCGTGAAGTATCTACTTCGCCATCATAGCTTATATAAATATCCTCATCCTTTGCGATAAGTTCAATATAATCGGCTAGCTCATTTGTGCCGATAAACTGGTATAGGCTATCTAGCATTGCGCTATCGCCTAACTCTTGACGCAAGTTGCCAAATGCGTTGCATACTTCCTTGTGGTCTCTTTTAACTGCCATAATCTCTTGTATTTAATTGTTCAACTTTGCCTTAATTTCTTTGAACTCCTTCAATCGCTTGTGCGCTACGGGAGTGCCATCGTGTTTTGAAAGATAATCCTCTAGAAGGATTATTCTATCTTCAATAGCTGATGTGATATTTACTATCTCATCACTTGTAAGTGTTACTGTTCTGCTCATAGTCTCTTAATCATTAATCTTGTTAACTAATTCTTGCATGCTAGCAAGTTTGTATAATGTCTGCGAAGATAGGGTGATACCGCATATCTTCGCTGAGTTCTTGATATTCATCGCCTTATCTAGTAAAGCGAGAGTGATGACACAAATATCATCGCTCGTTAGCGTTATTGTCTTATCCATAATCTTTTGTCCGTTAGGCTGGGGAGGGGCGTCAGCCCCGTGGGGCTTGCCCCCTTATCCCCAGCAGTTATAAACTCATTTCATACACCCAAAGTTTACCCATTGTCTTCCACCCGAAGGCTTCTGCTTCTTCTCTAGTATCGAATTGTCTAACAATACTAGGAGACTCGTTAGGGTCTATTGGTTCATGTACTAATATATACTTCTTCATAACTTGTTACTGTTAAATTGTTAAACTTCAAAATTGTGCAGGTGTACGTTTGCGCCCAACGTCTGCAAGCTATATGCAGCCTAGCTCCCTCACTTAACGTTCGTGGGTCAACGTGTTTCGATATTTCTCCAGTCTAACACGACTAGCGTTTTTCCATCTTGCGTGATGAGTGTTTGAGACTTCTTTGTCTTTTGCTCTTTTACAGTCTCGCTAACTGGGTTGCATTTTCCTTTGATGTTTGAAGAGTTCTATCTCTCTGACTTTCCCGACTAATCTGTACTTTTATAGAGGTAGTTAAACGTGAAGTTCTAAACGTGCCATCGTTCCTCTTGAAATCTTGAACTTGTTCTTGATTTCGATTGCAAAAGTAGCGTTTTAAAACGAAACTACCAAATATATTCTTTGTTTTTGTGCGTTTTATAACGAATATTAACTAAAAACCTGCGTTTTAAAGCGAAATATTTAAAGAAATTCACATTTGATGCGTTTAAAAACGAATATCAAAGAAATAAAACCTATTTTTCTTGCATAAAAGCGAAACTTTTCGTATCTTTGCCGAAAAAATAGAAAGATATGATTAAATTACGTATAAAAGAGTGCTGCAAAGAGCACGGAGTTAAATTAGCTGACTTGGCTACCGCATTGGGAATAAGACAAGCAACAACGCTATCACAACAGATAAAGCGCAATAAATTCGGCATTGATAGGCTGGAAGAGATTGCAAAGATCATCGGTTGTGATGAGGTAGAATTGTTTGCTGATTATCAGAAGGATTCATCTGTGAGCGATTTTGCTTCTTATATCCGTTATAATGGTGTTCATTACACGTCTGACAATATAGACGAGTTCTTTAAACAAGTTGATGAACTAAAGACTATCGCAAGATAGCAAATTATAATAAATAACGCTTAACATTTTTATCTATGGTAATTATCTTATTTTTCTTGGCTGCATTTCTTATTGCAGTCGCTTTAAAGTTCATCTTTACACCTAGTAATAATGCAAAGAAAGTAGTAATGTCTTCAAATCCTATTGATGGCATTCGTTTCGGTGGTGTCATGGGGTTTATGCTCGGTGATAGTTATGAGTTCTGTTTGTCTAGATTCAAGCATTTGGATATTAATGTAGATTATCAAGATAATACTGGAACGGATTCTATGATATTGGGTTGGGGAAAAAATCAGTATAACAATATTAACGAGGTTCGTTTTATATTTGAGAGTAAAACTCTCGTATCTATTGTGATTGATGTAGACTTTTCTAAAGACGGTATTCAAGATATGTACGGAATATTGATAAGCCGCATTTGCCGAGTGTTGAAAACAGAACCAGTAATGAGCGATGCAAAGCAAACCGCATGGGCATCTCCAAAATATGGTATCATTTTATTCAGAAACCCCGTCATAATGACTGGAGGGGAAAATCTACTCATTCAGATAGTAAGCCTTTAGGGCGCTAGCCCCACACGGCATGGGGAGGGCGCTGCCCCCCTTATCCCCCGAATGTTTTCTTCTCCACCCTACAGAGAGAGACACACACACATCAGCTCCAACCATAAAAAACCACTTCTCTAACTAGGAAAATATATTTCTCCAACTAGGAAAATAAAATATCCATTTTTTTTGTTTGCAAAGAATCTTCATTTATGAAATAAAAAACCGCCTAAATCGTCCTTCAACCTTATCATTTCTAGATTAGCCGACATTCCTGCACAAAACCAGTAAATCCTTGAAAAGCACCCGAAATTGGCTCTAGATAGGCTGGAAATGGCGCAAAAGTGGCTCAAAACTTGCGAATTTGAGAGAAATCCCGACCATTTACCCGAAAATCGCAAAAATCAGCGAAAATGAGAGGAGTTCGTGTTTGTTCGTGTCAGACAAACGTCAAAATAGCCTAAAATCGAAATGTTAAACTTTACTATGCGCACGTGCGTACCTATTAATGCAAACAGACTTTTTTACCTAAAATCACGCCTTCATCAAAATTTGTAATTATCTTTACACTAAAGTTTTGTTTTCCCTTAGGAACAGTTGAGACTAAAATCCTTACTACCAAGATGTTAGCATTTTGGCTAATTTAGAGGTTTATTTTACAAAATAAGGCTTCTTGAAGGGGTTGAGGCAAACGGTTTCGTAGATGTTTGCGCCCCGACTAACAAATTTGCGGGTTTTGGCGAAAACTTGGGGTAGATTGGAATACCGCAAAACGTACCCCCAAATATTATATATTTGCCCTCGAAAACTCAAATAATTGCAATTATGATGGAAATATTATCAAAAATCCCAAAGAATTTGACCTCATCCCCAGTGCTTGGGGAGAAGAAAGAGTGGATTGCGACTGCTGCCATGCTGGCTGGCTCTGTTGCGTCCTCTCTGTTCGGTGCTAACAAGGCTAAGAAGGCGGCTAGGAAGGCGCAGAAGGAGAACACGTACAGAAGCAATGCAGAGAAGGCTTGGTACGACAAGGAGTACAACACGGACTATCTAGACACCAAAGCAGGGCAGAACCTCATGAGAAGAGCGCAGGAAGTGCAGAACGAGTACATTCGCAAGGCTGATGGCGCTGCTGCTGTTGGCGGTAGAACTGCTGCAAGCGTGGCAATGGCGAAGGAAGCCGCCAACAAGACGATTGGAGACACGGTTGCCAATATCGCAGCACAAGACACCTCACGCAAGCAGCATGTCGCAGATACCCACCTTCAGAACACTCAGCAGTTGTCAAGAGAGCGCCAGCAGATAGAGCAGCAGAAGGCGCAGGCAACCAGTGATGCGGCTCAAAATATGTCAAATGCGCTGATGTCGGCAGGTGTGAACCAGTTGGGGTCACAACTCGAAGGTACAAAGGCGCTGAATGGCAGTAAGTTAGACAATCAGACGCCTACGCTTGATAACAGAAATGTAACGGACATAGCACAAGGCGCATCATATAAGACCAATCCGAGCGGTTTGCTGAATCCTGCCACCTCTAGCGGTCACACTCTGCTGGATGATGCTGTAGGTGAACTCAACAAGAAGAAACCGAAGGTTCCTCACATTGGGGTGTAGAGCGGTGAGGACAGTGAGGATGGCAAGGCAAGGTCGAGGCAATGGCATAGAGGGACACCCAAGACCCCCACCCCCTTTGACCACCGTTTGTAATTATAGTATATAAATACATAAATAAAAATCCTCCCCCCCACCCTCTCATTTTGGATTTCGGTTTTCCGATTTTCCCCACCCCTAATTTTTCGGGAAGTGTTAAAATGATTAAACATAAATAATATGGAAGTAAAGATAGGAAAAGGTCTTTTGTCTCAGATTGAAAAGCCATTCGAGTCTAGCAATAATAAGATAACGCTAGATGGTTTAGTGAAGTTTCTAAAAGAAATGGACGAGCAGTATAACCATAGAGTAAATACCAGACGAGAGCGTTATGCTCAGTTGCTATGCAAGGATGGTAAAATCCGCAATGTGATAGTTGTAGAAGAAAAGAAGGAATCAGAGGAATGGGGTCCAAGATTCTACTATTACACCGAGACAGATAGCGGCATTATCCCTGCATCTTACGACGATATTATAAACAAGTTTGTTAAACATTAAAACAAGATAGATTATGACATTTGAAGAAGCAAAGAAGATATTGGAGAAGGAAGGTTTCTTTCTGATTAAAGTCTCAAAAGGTTTTGAATTCTCTGAATTGCCAGTATGGGAGAAGCAAGAAGTCGTTGAAGCAAAAAGAGTCGTCAATGAGAATGATTTCGCTACGGCAATGGGTAAAAATGAATGGTATGATCTCCAAGAGCGTTTGAAGAAGGAGCATGAAAAGAGCACCAAGGCTCCTGGTCCTGGTGAAGAGCAGCCAGAGGATAAGAAAGGTATCATTTACCCTACAACCTTCCCAAAAGCTGATTTTTACTACAAACATGTTCTTAATGAAAGCAACCCTGCCCTTAAAGAATCAGCCTCCCAGTTCAACGATGTTTTGTTGGATGAACAGGCGAAGAAGATTGAAGAGCTTACCGAGGAGAACGAGCGCCTGAAGGACCAGGTTGCGGTTATATATGCTTACAAAGAGAATAACGAGAAATACAACCTAAAACAGATTAAGCGTCTCGGCAAGGAGATTGCCCGACTGAACAAGATCATCCACAAGAAGAACTTGAAGATTGAGGAGCTAGGGAAGGAAAGCTCTAGACACCTAGAGGGAAAGATAAAGATGTTCGGTGAGAATATGGATTTGGAACAGATGTTAAAGGATAAGGACGCTGTTTTGTCTGACGTTGCAGAGGAACTTCGCCTTTCAAAGATTCGTGAGAAGAATCTGACCGAGGTAGGACAGAAGTACATGAAGGAGAACGAGGAGTTGAAGAATGAGTTGGATGCTTTTAAGGAAAGCTACAAGAGAAGAATTAAAGAGGACTCAGAGCATTTTGAGCATATTCAGAAAATTTGTAATGCAGGTCTGCAAAAGTGGCTTCTTGAATCTGAATATTTAGAAAAAGATAAGCCTTTCCGTTTTTCAAATTATGACATTGCTAGAGGAAAGGAAAACAAGAAACCTCGCACTCCTACATCAGAAGAGCCAAAGCATGATAATAGCCGTGAGGATTTCATAAAAAAAGCTATTGATATTTTTAACATAATGGCTGCTAACCTCGGCAGTGTTGGAAGCAAGGACGGAAACGGCATCATAGACCAGATGATTGGGGTTGATATTGCAAAGGAAGGCGCTGACCATTCTGGTGCAACCGTTCTATGCGGTAAGGATTTTGTCAAGAAATTCAAAGAGAACGGATGGTTTGATTTTTTCGAGAAGAAATACGAAGAAATTGTAGAGGAACTTTCTAAAGTTACCGATGAGACTTTTGATCAATTTCTTCAATTTGGCGAAATTATTATTAAATCAGAGAAGTAAGCTATGGCAGGAGTAAACAATCAGAATACACAGCAGCCTAAGAAGGTGCCCATTACGATTAGTGGGTATCCTCAGGCTGTTCAGGACATGATGAGGGCGAAGCATCCTGATTATGATCAGGTGATGAACCAGGGGATGCAGGGCGCTCCTAACGGGCAGATTCCTGCCGTTGCCCCTCAGCCAGCGAGTATGAATTTCTTTCAGCCGAATGGTGGCGCTGTAGGAAAGTATGAAGCGCCAGCGGTTCAGCCTCAGCCAGCGCAGCCTGTTCAGCCAGTACAGACTGGGGAAGCACCGGTTACAGACTTCACGAATATGCCTCAGCAGCCTACAGGTTGGAATGCAGACGGAACACCAAGCTATGATTCCCTTTCTTCTGCCCTTTCGGGCACGGAAGAATCCCAGAAGCAGGAAGCGCCGGCATTCCAGTCTGACCCATCCAAGAAGGACGGTGGTTTCTTTGGCTGGCTTGGCAGTCTCATACCGAAGAAGAGACCGGGAATGAGAGAAGGGGAAACCCCTGATGAGTATGACAGACGTAGAACCCGTAACATGGAAATGATGACTACCCTAGCCGATGCCATACGTCACATGGGAAATATCGTGAATACTTCCAAGGGTGCTCCTCTACAGCAGTTCAATGACCCTACTACCATGATGGAACAGGGCTATCAGACAAGAAAGGCTGAGAGACAGAAGCAGGCTGCCCTTGATGCAGATGCGGCTTACAAGCAGGCTAATCTCAGCTTGAAGGAACGTGCTGCCAATGCACAGAACGCCTACAGGGAACTGCTTCTTGGCCTGAGAGATAGAAATAATCAGCTTGCCAGGGATAAGTTCGACTACCGTCAGGGCAAGGATGCTGCAGCTGACCAGTATAAGAAGGATAAGGATAATCGTGACTTCGAGTATAAGAAGGGGCGTGATAAGGTGAAGGATGAGCTGGCTAGGCAGCGATTGGCTATTCAGCAGTACAACGCAACCCATAAGGGGCGTGGCGGCGGTGGACGGTCAGGTAGGAGCGGTAGCGGCTCGGGTGCCAAGTACTGGTTTGAGGATAAGAACGGCAAGATGCGCTATCAGCCTAACAAGACCATGTGGGAACAGGAGTACTACCGTGAATATGGCAAGCTTCCGCAGGGCGAGACTTCTACTTCTACCAGTACGAAGACCATCAATCCGAAGACTGGCGCAGAGGTAACGACCACCACAAGAAGAAAGGGCGCATCTGTTATCAGTCAGGCAGCAGCTTCGCAGAATGCGGCTAGGAATGCGAGAAACAGACCGAAGCCTGCCGGCAAGTCGAAGAACGGATATAAGAATACAAAGAAACTTGGATTATAAACATTAATATATAAAATATGGCTGGAGATAAATTTGACCAACTTTATAACGCCTTGAAAGCTGATGGCGCAGTATCGGGAACTAGAGAACATTTCAGACAGTTCGTATATGCGCCGGGCAAGCAGGGCTATCATAACAGAAAGCAGCTCTATGATGCGCTTCATGCTGATGGTGCTGTTTCCAGTAATTCCTATGAGGAGTTTGCGCAGCGGCTTGGACTCCATGCTGTAAATCCGAAGCCTCAGCAGAAGCCGGTAGCGCAGCAGAAGCCAATGACTACTTCGCAGAGGGCACAGAAGGTGGCAGCTCAGTATAAGCAGCCTCGGAGACCTCAGCAGTCTAGTACGGCTACAGTTTCTGGTACAGACTATATGAAGAACTGGCAGTTGACGCACATGCGCAACGACCAGATGAACCCGATGCAGCAGGCTCAGGCTAGCAATATGCGCGCACGTATGCAAAGAGCACAAGAGCAGTCGGCACGTCAGGAGCAGCAGAGAGCTACCCCTATCAGCAGAAGCAGAATAACCCCTACTGCCAAGAATTTCAACGAGACGATGCAGCAGCTTTCTACTCCAGAAGCTCGCAGGGCTAGAGCAAAGCAGCAGAGAGAGGACGATGCAAGAAACTTAGCTCAGTATGAGGTGGAGGGCAACAAGTTCGTACACAACGATGGCAAAAATGGGACCATTGCGCCTGAGATAGATTCTCTTGTTGCACCTTCAATGAAGGAGGCAGATGATTTGTCTTGGTCTCAGTATCAGCAGGCTTTGAAGAAAGCTGGTAATGATGCTTATCTGAGAAACAAGGCGTGGAAGGATTTGCAGGACAACAGAATCAAAAACCGTCAGAATGTACTTGCCGGCACTCTTGGCTCTAAGTTACAGGAAATATATTCCCAGAAGGGATTGCAAGAGCATATCATACAGAGTGCTGATAAGCTGAATATGGGCGTGGAGGAGTACGTTGATAAGTATGTTACTCCTCACATGATGCAGCGTGCCCAGAATATACTGGGCGTTAAGAACATTGAGGAGATTCTGCCTCAGAGTGCCACGGAATATGTAGTGAGAAAACTCAGCGATTCCATATTGGGAACCTTGTCTGCCGGACAGGATAAATCGAGAGAGCAGATTGCTAGAGAGCAAGAGGCGATGGCTATTGCAGACGGTCTGGAGGAAATGCCTACCGTTAATGGCTACAAGGCTAACGAAGGTTACAAGTCTGGCACGGGCGCACGTTTCGTTTCTACGGCGGCGAACATGGCGATGGACTCCCCTATTCTCGGAATGACAGGCAGTGCATCCAATTTGACCGTGGATTTGGGTAAGCAGGTCCTGATGAAAGGTCTCGTCAAGGCTGGAGTTGTGAAGATGGGAGCCAAGCTTACCGCACAGCAGTTGGCATTCAAGGCTGCAAACATGACGATGGCACAGAAGATTGCTTCTGGCTTGGTGGAGGGAACGGCGAAGAGTGCGCTCAATCTGGGCGGTTACTCCAGTATTACCGCAGCCCTAGGACAGGCATCCACCGGCGATGATACTTCGTTGTCGGCATTGGGTCAGGCGGCATTGGGAGGATTCGAGCATGGTGCTACTACTGGTGCGATGTTCGGAGTATCGGGTGCTATCATGGCTCCTTGGGTGTCAAAGTTCGGTATCACTGGCTTGGAGAAGAGCACAGGCGAGAAATGGCTGCATGGCACACAGAAGCTTGGTGCTACCGCCACAGGTCTCGGCGTTGAGGCTGGAACCATGATGGTTGCCGACAATATCACAGGCGATAAGGACATTTCCTTTGGCACATGGCTTGAAGACGTGGTGATGGTGGGCGCATTTAAGGCTGGAGAGCCTAAGAATTACGCTCATATCGGAAATGCGTTGTATAATCTTACTCATAATAGCGGTGGTAATTTCGTGATTGGAAAGAATGCCAACGGCTCCCCTATTGCCGTAGATATTCGTCTGACTCCTGACGAGAAGAACGAGTTGATTTCTTCTGCATCGGGTAAGAATCTGATGGATGCTTTCGTGAAGGTGGACCGTGCATCGAAGACAGCCCCAAGAGACCCGAAGTATAAGACTGCTTACACAGATTTCATGAACGACCCAGACGTTTCTCAGAGCACCAAAGAGAAGGTGAATGCGGCCATGGGCTTGTTTAACACGACAAGAGGCAAAAGCTACCGCAGCGTGAACGACGTGAAGAACAAACAGATTCTTGAATACACCAAGAACGGAACGCTGCTTACACGTACCTCTTATAAGAATGCCGATGAGCGCAGAGCTATTCTTTACAAGCAGAAGCTTTATCGTGATAATGACGATATGATGTCGCTGATTGGCTATTCCAAGATGAAGGATATGCAGCTGACTGATGAGGACGGAAATGTTACCAGTCTGGCACTTGGCTTCCTCCGTAATAACGGCTATGACACAAGCAAGGATGTTACAGACCCGATAAACGCCCAGCTGATTAATGACTTGCGCAACCCGAAGAGTGCGCTCTATCTTGACTGGGAGAAGTATGTGGACGTTTACGGTTCGTATGGCGATCTTAAAGTAGAATCCGCAGACGTTGTTGGTGGTTTTATGGACACCTTGAAGAAGATGATCAACGACAAGGGAAACATGACGGTTGATATTGACAACATCATGCGCAAAGACCCGATGAAGCGCACCGACCAGGAGAACAAAATCTTCTATTATGTGAAGAAAGCACTCGAAGATGAGCTTTTCCCTAGCTGGAGGCCACACGCAGACCAGTCTGCCAGCCAAGGTAAGACGGTTGCCGAGGAGCATAGTCTGGGAACGGACGACCCGGATAGCGGCGTGGTAGTTGATGAGTTGCGCAACCTTCGCAATGCCGAGCAAGCTCTTGATGCAGCGATGGATAGCAACGATGTGTTCAAGCAAACCTTTGAGAAATTGCACCAGCAGGGCTTGACACCGGCACAGATTTACGATGCACTCATTCAGAATGGATTGACCCAAGAAGAGTTAACCCCACTTGCCCAATATATTAATGCGAACGCTAGAGTGCAGGGTATGCAACAGGCTACTGCTGATGTCATAGAGGAAAACGTGAAGAGCTTTGTTTCTGATTGGAGCTATCACGGAACATTGAACGGTCAGGCGATGAATGGCGAGCAAGCTTTGTACGTGCAAGACAGCAACGGAAGAACACTTCTTGTTGGTTCAGGTGATGTTGCCTTCGACCAGACTACAGGTAGAGCCAAGGAAGGTAGCGGCGATATGCTTGTCTGCTTCGACCCTAATACCAGGGAAATGGTTTATGTGAAGGCAGATGAGGTTACTCTATTTCAGAATCAGCCTATCGACCAATTTGCTGCAGAGTATCGTCAGAGATTGCAGATGAAAAACTCTGAACCTTACAATCAGGCGGCACAGGAGCAGGCGATGCAGGATGCAGCCAAGCCTCAGCAGGAGCAGGAGGTACCACAAGATAATACCACAAAATCGGAAGATAATACCACAAAAGAGGGTGATTTAACAAAAGATAATACCACTTTAACAAAAGTTGATACCACATCGGGCGAAGATAATACCACAAATGAGAACTTAGCACCACAAGAGCAGCCTCAGCAGACCCGAAAGTTTGCCGATGGTTCCGATGTTCCTATGGCTACGGACAGTAAGGGAAGACCTACACCGGACTATGAGAAAATGACTCCTGAGCAGAGTGCTGAGATTCTTACTGAGGACTTCGGGGATAATGCCGAGAAGGTGGTGGACGGACAGATTCAGAAAGCAGAGAAGGCTTTGAAGGATGCCGAGAAGATGAAGGTGGACTATACCGCCGAGCCTAACGACATCATGGAGCAGGAGGCTTTGAAGAACCAGACCATTGAAGCTGCCAAGAAGCAGCTGGACCACGCTCAGAATATCAAGAAGGCTATGATTGCCAAGAAGGTTGCTGAGACCGTGGGTAAGAAAGAACAGACCGAGGGCGCACATGAAGCTGGCAGCGTGGCTGCACAGAAGTTTGTGAATGCGCCTAGACTGGTGGGCAACAAGCGCACAAGAATGCTGCCTGACGGAGAGACTAAGATCAAGGGACGCTATGAGATTGTGCCGGCAGAAAGTCTTACTCCTTCTCACGATGTGAACAATGGCTACAAGAAATCTGAGGGATTCCCTACCGATGCTGAGGGCAGAACCGTGAACGATCGTGACTATGAGCACGACAAGGCGGCTCAGCAGAATACGGACCAGATTGCTAGGAAGTATAACGGTATGGCTATCGAGCAGGTGCCAGTTGTATCTGACGAAGGTATCGTATATGATGGTAACGGCAGAACCATGGCAGGACAGAAGGCGGCAAAGGAAGGCACAGACGCTGAATACATCAACGACCTCTTGGAGAATGCCGAGAACTTCGGCTTTACCAGAGAGCAGATTGAGCAGAGCGGAATCGAGCATCCTCGTCTGGTTATGGTGACAGATGAGAGATTGCCATACGATGCAGCTACCTTCGCTAAGTTCAACCGAAACGAGAAGAAGACACAGAGCAATACCGAACAGGCGGTTGCCAAGGCTAAGACCTTGACTTCTGACGAGGTAGGCGCGATTGTTGCAGAGATTGAGGGAAATGGCTCTCTTGATGCTTTCTTTAACAATTCCAAGGCAATAAATGACTTGGTGAAGACGTTAGTAGATAAAGGCATCATCGGACAGAACGAGGTGGCACAGATGATGGATAGTCCTGAGCGACTTTCTGCACAAGGCAGGGAGTATGTGAAGAACCTTCTTTTGGGTTCCATCTTCAAGCCTGAGACTATCAGAATGCTGGGCATCGACTCTACGGTGAAGAATAAGGCTATCAACGCTATCCGCTCGGTGATGGACAATATGAAGCTGGGCGAGTTCTCTCTTCGTGATGAGATTGATCAGGCTATCCAATTGCTCTATGAGGCAAGACAGGGCGGCAATAAGGTTGATACGCTGCTGAGAACATCAGACATGTTTGGTGAGGATGCAGCTAAGCGTTACTCTTCTATCTCTCAGATGATGGCTTTGGCTCTAGAAGGTAAGGTATCTGATTTCAGGGATTTGCTTGACGAGTACAACCGTATTGCTGCCGCTAGAAATACTGGCGAGGGCGATGTATTCGGTGAAGCACCTACCAAACCAGAGTTGATAAAAGAATTTATGGACTTTAAAAAATGGCAAGATTATGGAACAGGACATTCAGAAAATGAAGGAAGCCATGATGTTTCAGGCGTTGAAAAACCTCAACAAGAAGCATCAGGAGGAAATGAACCAGCAGAAGCAGGAACAGAACCAGAACGACCAAGAGTAGAAGAACCAGAAGTAGGTACTCTCCCACTCCTTCCTAAGGAAGAGAAGCCAGACCCTCAGTTTAACCCGATTGAGGCAGCTGCAGCAGAGTTCAAGAAGGAGCATCCTTTGACCGAGGATGAGATTATGAAGGCAGACGTGGACGATTTATCCAAGGATATGGCTTTGGACTATCTGAACGGAGAAGTGACAGACGATTTACACCGTGCTATCTACGAAAGCATCTATGCTAAACGCAAGGGATTGAAGGCTGAACCAAAGGTTGAGACTCCTAAAGCTGAACCATCCGCTGACCCAATGGAAGCTTTCAAGAATGCTGCAGAAGGGTTTGAGAAGGAGAAGAAGGCTAAGGTAGAGACTGAAAAGAAGCCTCAGCAGAAAGCTGACGATGCAGCAGTAGCGGCTTCTAACAAGAAGGTTAATGACCTTTGGGATATGCTCAAGAATGCCGGCAAGGATGAAATGTCTGCTTCGTTTGTTGGTCTTAACTCTAGACAGCTGGAAGTATTGCCTAAGCTGGTGAGCGCCATGGCAGAGAATGCTTATCTGAGAATCAAGAGAGGTATGCACAATCTTGAAGACGTGGTGAAGGAAATGCGCAAGGAGTTTGCTCCTGCTTCCAAGCTCTTCAAGAAAGAAGACGTGGATGCTATCTATGAGCAGATGATGAATATCCGCTATCGTGATGGTGAGCAGCGCATGAGCTTGAAGGAGTGGGCTGACTACTACGAGAAGACTTCACCTAAACATCAGGAGAATCTGGTGGGCGACTCCAAGAGTGCCGAGGAAAGAAAGATGGCAGAGAAGAAGTTTATTGATGTCGTGAACCTACAGCTGGGCTTCAAACATAAGTTTAACGGTATTGTTGAGCTGAGAAAGATAGCTGAGAGAGTTGGTTTGAAGGATATTAAGGATACAGACCTTCAGGAGCTTGCTGAAACTGCCATTGTTAAGCGTGCAAGAGGTATCGCTTCTTCTGAATCAACCAATAATGCCGAGAAGTTCAAACGCATCAAGACACTCTATGAGAACCAGCCTAGCCTCAATCAGCGTGATTCTGAGCGAGTGATGAAGCAGCAGTACTCTACCCCTGCCCCTTACGCCTTCCTTGCAGATATGTATGTGAAGGGTAACGGCAAGGTGATTGAGAGTGCTCTGGAGCCTAGTGCCGGCAACGGTATGCTTACCATCGGCTTGCCAATGGATAAGGTGCATGTGAACGATATTGATGCCCAGCGATTGGCGAACCTGAGAAGACAGGGCTTCAAGAACGTGACCAGTCAGGACGGAACACAGTCTTTCAAGGTAAAGCCAGTTGATATTGTGATTACAAACCCACCATTCGGTAGTGCTACACCAAGAGACTATGACGGCTACAAGATTTCTTCCCTGGAAGGACAGATGGCTATCAATGCCTTGGAGAGCATGAAGGGTGATGGTCGTGCTGCTATCATTATCGGTGGCAACACGGAATATGCCAAGAACGGAAGTCTGAAACCAAAAGACAAGGCTTTTCTTGGTTATCTCTATAGCCACTATAATGTGGAGGACGTGATTAATGTGGATGGTGGTCTCTATGCAAAGCAGGGAACCAGCTACCCTACACGTATTATATTAATAAACGGAAGACGCTTGAACGAGAATGCCTTTCCACCAGTAAAGGATAAGGCCAGAGCTGAAACCGTGAAAGATTATGACGAACTTTATAAACGAATTGAAGATGATATACTACGAGGTGAACGGATGGATTCTTCCATCGGAGGAGAAACAAGAAGTACTCAACCAGAACTTGATAAACAAGGCGCTGCTGGTACTTCTAAAGAGAGAGTACGAGCAGGAGAACGAGGAGGAAGCGAACCAGATGGTAAGCGAGAGTCTGACCTATTTGACTCCACTTCCGTATCAGGAACCCATGATGACTTGGAAAATCAACGAGGAACCGAGCCAAGACAAGATGGAGGACTTTCTGATGGAGATAGTAGAGCAGACGGAACAGGGGCAGAGCCTTCTCCAAGCAAAGAACCAACCACTGGAACCAATGAGCAGCGAGGAAATGGATCAGGAGGAGCTGGACGGAATGACGCTCAGCCAAGTACTGATGAATCTACCAGCACCGGGAGCGGAAGCGGACCACGGGGACAATTACAGCGGGTGGACAAATCCGTACGTGGACTAAGCACCGAGAAAGTTACCTATACCCCTAAGAGTGGAAACCCATTCACTCTGAAAGCAGTTATGCCTGCCGACCAGCAGGAAGCAGTAAACAAGAATCTTGAAAAGTTGGGCGATGCCGATCAGTTCCTTGTTGATGAACTGGGCTATAATGATAAGGATGATTTGTATTCTCATCTTGCAGCAGAGCAAGTTGACTCTGTAGCTCTTGCCTTGCAGCAGGCAAAGAAGGGCAACGCCTTTATTATCGGAGATATGACTGGTATCGGTAAGGGAAGACAGGCTGCTTCACTTATCAGATACGCCAAGAAGCAGGGGCAGGTTCCTGTATATTTCACTAAGACCGCTGGCTTGCTGAGCGATGTTTACCGTGACTTGGTGGATATTGGAAGCCCTGAGCTGAGACCATTCGTATTCGGTAGCGCCAAGGAAGCAGCCATTACCGACTCAGACGGAAAAGTTGTATTTGCTTTGCCATCGAAGAGCGAGGTAAAGCGTGTGCTTGATTACATCGAAAAGAACGGCAAACTGCCAGACGAATACGACTACGTGCTGACTACTTATAGTCAAGTAAGCAACGGAGTCTACGAGTTTGACGAGAATGGCGCCCGAAAAGAGAAAAAGCTTGCCAAGGGTAAGACATTCGGCGCTGCTGCCCTGAGCGGACAAAGAAGACGTGATGCTATTGAAAAACTGATGGGTAACGCCTATCTTATCCTTGACGAAAGCCACACGGCTGGTGGCAATAGCGGTCAGGGCAACTATTTCCAACACATTATTCAGAAGGCAAAGAATGTTACCTTCTTCTCGGCTACCTTTGCCAAGAGACCAGACAACATGCCTATCTACGCTTTGCGTACTGCCATGAATGAGGGCGGTATGAAATCATCCGATTTGATTGATGCGGTGAAGCGTGGTGGTGCAACCCTGCAGGAGATTATGAGCCAGACCTTGACGCAATGCGGTCAGATGATTCGCCGTGAGCGAGATATGACTGGCGTAACCATCGACTGGAAGGCTATTGATGATCCTGAGCGAGTGCAGGAACAGCGAGAACAGTATGATAGTATCATCGGATTGTTTAATGATATTATCAATTTCCAAAAGAAATACGTTTCAAGTTACGTTGATGAGCGTAATGATGAGCTGGCTGCTATTCAGTCTACTATGGGAATCAAGAAGGGAACGGCTGCCCTGGGTATCAAGAACCAGCCATTTGCCAGCAAGGCATTCAATACCGTTCAGCAGGTACTTCTCTCCTTGAAAGCGAAGTCTGCTGCAGAACGTGCCATCGACTATTTGAAGCAGGGCATGAAGCCTGTGATTGCGTTGAACAATACTAACGAATCTCAGACTGGCAACCTTGCGCTTGGTGAGGAAATGGACGCACCAGACTTGGGTACATCTTTGAAGAAGGGTCTTGAAGGTACTCTTCGCTATACCCAGAAGGATGCAAAGGATAATAGCGAAAGCGGTTACATCAAGCTTGAAGACTTGGGCAATGAGGCAGTTGAGGCTTATCACGAACTGGAAAAGAAGATTGAGCAGACAAGTACCGGTCTTTCCCTCTCCCCTATTGATGTTATCAAGAACGAGTTGCAGAAGGCTGGCTATAAGGTTGGTGAGCTGACCGGTAGACAGACCGAATTTGTTTATAACGACAACGGAACTGTTACCAAGGTGAAGCGTGCTGATACAGACAAGAAGAAACTCGCGCGCGACTTTAACGATGGTAAGATTGATGCGCTTATCCTCAACAAGAGTGCTGCAACCGGTATTTCCCTTCATGCTTCGAGCAAGTACAAGGACCAGAAGAAGCGTGTGATGATCGTGGCTCAGCAGCAGCTTGACGTGAATGACGAGGTTCAGATGCGTGGACGTATCGACCGAACCGGTCAGGTGGCTAGAGGTGCATACGAATATGTGGTTTCACTTATCCCTGCTGAGCAGCGACTGCTAATGATGTTTAAGGCTAAGTTGAAGTCACTTGATGCCAACACAACTTCTTCTCAGAAGAGTAAGTTCAACGAAATGGAAGTTGCCGATATTACCAATAAATATGGTGATAAGGTAGTTCGTGAGTATATGGCAGAGCATCTTGACCTTTATGCTCGTATGGCTGATCCATTCGGATGGGAAAAGACTTACGGTGATGATTTGAGTAGAATCAACCCACAAAACCTTGTTGTCAGTGGTGGAGGTGTCGGTGATGGTGAAGCTGGCGGTGACGCAAGCAAGTTGCTTGGACGTATGGCATTGCTGAGAGTAAACGAGCAGGAGAAGATGTTGCAGGAGATTGGCGAGCTTTACGCCAACGAGATTCAGCGACTCAACGAAATGGGCGAGAACGATTTGGAAATTACCGAGCTGCCACTGAAGGCTAAGACTATCCACAAGGAAGTATGGAAGCAGGGCGCTGAGCCGGGCGGTGATAACGCCTTTGCCGACAACACCTATATAGAAAAGGTGAACATGGCTATCTTGAAGAAACCGATGAAGGCATCTGAGGTGAAGGCTTCACAGAAAGGACTGACTGGCGGCAAGACTTGGGATGAATACAAGACCGAGAAGAAGACTGCCGTGAAGGAATACTTCGACCAGAAGATTGCGGACGAGACTCAGAGGTATGAGGAGCGTGCGGTGAAGGCTGCAACCAAGGCAAGAGAGAAGTATATCAAGGATGGAAAGAAGGGTCAAGAGAAATCGGGCATGACCGATGAGCAGATAGAAAAGAATGCTGAATATCAGTACGAGACTATCTACAAGCAGGAGAAGGATAAGCTGGATGATGTAGTGAAGAACTTGAAGGAGAAGGCAGAAATGTTTGACCGTGTTCTTGACACCTTCGACACCAACCAGACTTTCGTTCTGCCTACGGACATGAACAATCCTAACGAGTTGAGCGGATTTGGCAACAGCTACGGTAGACTGATTGACATCAAGATTACTGATAACTTCTCGCCTAACGCCTCTTCTGTTTCCTTCGCAACCTTGGATGGCAGAAGAAAGATTACCTTCCCTATCGCTGGCAAGGTGGGTTCCGGTGAAAACAAGGCAGACATTATCGGCGCTATCGACAACATGACTAAGCAGGCAATCGGTATGGGAGACAGCCATCTCAGAGTATTGAACCAAAACTTTGATAACTGGGATAGACTGACTAGCAATGAGAGCCGCAAGAATGGTTATATCGTGACTGGTAATCTGATGCAGGCTTTGGTTGACAGCAAGGATCAGGGCTTGGGCGGTCAGTTGGTGAAATATACTACAGATACTGGCGAGGTGAAGACTGGTATCTTGATGCCGGACCGCTTCGACCCTAATGGTTTGACCAATGATGCGCCTATCAACAGCGTGGCAGATAAGTTTGAGCTTTCATCATGGCATGGTGGTATTGACGAGGTTACTTCATCGGATGGTGAAGTAAAGGTGAAGCGCATAGATAACTATCGTGGCAACTTCTACGAGCTTCGTGTACCGAAGAGCAAGGCGAAGGGTGGCAAGTACTTCATGGATGAAGATTTGCTGAAACTGGTTAATGGCAATAACTTCGAGACAAGAGGTAACAATATGCTTGCAGAGTTTAAACCTGAGCAGTTGAAGCCAGTACTGGACCGCCTGTCTAAGATGGGCGTAAAGGTGCAGGAGGAGCGCAAGACTTCTGAGGATGAAGGCACTCACTTCCGTGAGGACCGAAGCTTGCAGTATTCTAAAACAGATACAAAAGATGTTAAGAATAGTAGAATCATTCCAGAAGATGTAGATAAAACCGTATCTTCGCAGATTGAAAAGAGATTCGATGATGAGGTAGAACGTGTTTATGGCAAGGATATACCTTCAAAGAAGTGGGTTGAAGAAAGTGCAAATCATTATTATTCAGTTCAATATATTGACACCCATGATTATGATAACAAAGCACAGCCTGTAAAAGACTATAAAGGTCTATCATCTATTATCAAGTCTCTTGATAGTGAACTAAAAGATATAGAACAGAAATATGGATTCAACAGAAACTCAGACATCAACGAAATCAAAAGAGCGATTGGTTCCGAAGGGAACGGATCTGGTAATGGGAGCGCAGATACACGTAGCGGAGGACTACTCAAGGTTTATCAAAGAAAAGCGATCTCTTTGGCAGCGGCTCAAAGAGCTAAAGAATATCTTCTCAAAAGATTCAATGATTTCAGAATAAGGTATGGGCTAGAAGAAGGCGACTGGGCTTCAAAAGAACAGGTTGAAAAAATCTTCTATGATAACAATTCCGACCCAGCGGTTCGAGAAATTTTTGATAGAATCAAGGAACAGGTAGAAGAGCTTGGTACCAAACTAAAAAGCGGAGCGTACCCAGAAAACAGAGTTATGGGATTCTATGAGCACGGAAAAAACTATATTCACATAGATACCGACAATCTTTCAACTCTACGCTTCAGCAAACAAGAACTCGCTTCAACAGTCTGTCACGAAATGCTTCACGTAGTAACCTCAGACATTATAGCAATGTATCAGAAAGGTTATACCGATTTGTTGACGGATTCACAAATAGCAGCAGCAAAGGAAGCTGTAATGATGTACGACCGCATCAAGGATTTCTACAAGAGACATAACAAGGCGATGCCTTATGCTCTTACCAATCCAAGGGAAATGATTACTGAGCTTGCTAACCCGAAATGGAGAGAAGCCCTTGATAAGATTGCTGTAGTAAAAAATGGAATTAGGAACTGGCTTGTTAGTATTGCTAGGAAACTCCTCGGTTTGAAGCCTAAGAGAACTGCACTTGATAAGCTAGACGAAACTTTGGACAAACTGCTTACCAACTTTGGTAAGGAGCAGTTCGACTTTGTGACTCAGCACAATCATGAAATATTTGGCAGCGAGCCACAAGGAAGAAAGGTTACTGATCCTGAGGAAATCAAGCGCCTGGAAGAGGAACCTAAAATTAAGGTGTATCGTGCCATGCAGGTTATTGACGGAAAGCTTTATCCTCCTATGGCTGCATACGCCGATGGCAAGCTGGTTGAGGCTAACGAGCTTGGCAAGTGGATTCAGGCGGACGAAATGCCGGATTCAAAGAATACCGTTTATAAATATAAAGGTACAACGACCACCATACCGAAAGATAGAGCTGTAAAGGGTGAAGATGGCATGTGGCGTGATTCAAAGAATGGCGCAGAGCTTGCCGTTGGAGAAGACGGAAACCCAACTTGGTATTTCAAGCTGCAAAAGGGTAAGGGCGCAACTGGAAAGAAACTTACTGATGTTCCTGCTGCATATAACCCATACTGGCATACTTCTTACTCTCCATTGAACGACCAGTTTAAATCTGCTTGGATTCGCCCGAACGTTGTTGTAGTGGAATGCGAAGTTCCAGCAAGCGAATTAACTAGCGGCTATCGTGCAGAGCACGCCAAAGATTCTGTGGGTATGACACCGTGGACTAGCGGAGTTGTAACCAAGCAACTTGTAGCTAAAGGTCATGAGGGCAGAAAGGTGATGCTCTCCCGTTGGTGCAAGCCAGTGAGAATTGTGCCAGATGAGGAGGTTGCAGCCAAGATTAAGGATTTCATCGGTGACTATGATGTTGAGATTCCTGAGAATGTGGTTACTCCTAGACAAAAGGTTGAGCTTGAAAAGCTTGGCGTGAAGATTGGAGCACCAGAGAAGGGAATGAACAAAAACGAGCAAATTGCCGAAGCCATTAAGTTAGGTTTACAGGTTGACAATACCGTTCTTTCTGAGGATGGCACTAAATTCCGCACTGACCACGGAGATGGCAACTACCCTACTTCATCGGTTGAGAGCCATGTAGAAAAGGTGGCTCAGAAGACTGGCGGCAAGGTGAAGATGGTTTCATCGGTTGATGAAATCACCAACAAGGCGGCGAAGGCTGCTATTGAGGAAGGCAGAAAGATAACTGGCTGGTATGACGAGAAGACTGGCGAGGTGCATCTATATATGCCTAATATCCACGACAGATATACTGCCGAGAAGACCATTTGGCATGAGGTTGTTGGACACAAGGGAATGAGAGAATTGTTTGGTGATGAACGATTCGAGAAGTTCCTTCGTGATGTGTGGTATGATTTGGATAAGCCAGAGAATGCTGCTTTGAAGAAGCTGGTGGATGAGGAGAGAAAATACAATCCTCTGAATATCTATGATGCCATAGAGGAAGGTATCGCCCGACTCGCCGAGGATGGCAAGGGTGAACCGGGTTTCTGGAATGGTATCAAAAACAAGGTATCTGATTTCCTTCATGAAATCGGTTATCGTATTGCCCCTAATACTAAAGATGTGAAGTACTTGCTATGGTTGAGCAAGAACTTGCAGAAGAATCCGAATGATCCTTATTGGAAACTGAGAGCCGAGGCGGTGAAATACCGTCTCGACCATGATCGTGTGCCTGCTGTCGTGGCGCATGACGGTATGTTCTACGGAAATGACGGTAAGGTCCGCAGTATGGAGAGCATGGCCAAGAGCGAATGGAACGAGGCTACGGACGGACAGATTCACTTCCGTACTACCCCATCTGCCGGCACAGCACTTGACAGATACCACCGTTCGCTGGATGAGCACGGCTATATGTTCACCGAGAGCTATATGGATAATATGCTTTCGTTGAAGAAGTTGATGAATGCGATTGTGCCTGACAAGAAGATTGAGGATATTGCTTCTTCGGAGAATCCTTATATGCTGCAGAACACCATGCAGGGTGCGATGAGCAATGCGGCTCAGATGTTTGAGCGTAACGTGATGAAGCCTCTGGATAAGGCGATGGCTGACATACTGGATGCCTTTGACGGAAAGAAGGATGATGAGAAGATCAGGAACTTCAATCTCTACATGATTACCAAGCATGGTTTGGAGCGAAACAGAGTGTTCTTTGTTCGTGACTTCCTTAGACAGATGAGAATGGACGAGAAGAAGAAGCAGGATGCAGACATCTTGGAGAACCGCTGGAGTAACGAGAAGGAACGTCTGGATAACGAACTGAATGCTGGTAATATCGACCTGAAGGAGTACTACAGACAGATGGATGAGTTCATCAGTAACGAAATCGACCCAGACTATAAGGCTGGCGAACACGACTATTCGGGTATTCACGCTATACAGGAAGTGGCGAAGTCTTCTGACCCATACGATGATGCAGAGGCTATCGCTAGCGTGATGGATTCGGAAGCGAAGATGGAGAGTATCAAGAAGGGTGCTGTGAAGGACTATTGGGATAAGGTGAAGGCTGCTACCCAGTATTCTATTGACAGCGACTACAAGAACGGAATCATCAGCAGAGAATTGCATGGCCACGTATCTAATATGTTCAACTGGTATGTGCCTTTGAGAAAGTATGATGAGGCTACTGCAGAAGATACCTACGGCTACATTACCGAGCTTGGCGACCCGAAGAGCTACATCGGAAGCACCATCATGAGAGCAAGAGGACACAAATATCTGAGTGAGACAAATGTGCTGGCGCAGATTGGTGCGATGGGTAACAGAGCTATCAAGAACGGCGGTATGAATGCTATCCGTCAGGCTTTCGCAAGATTCGCGCGAAATAATTCGGGCAATAATCTGATTACAGAAACGAGTGTATGGTATGAGAAGGACCCAATGACCGGTATTGTTTATGAGCGCTATCCTGATATTCCTGAGGACGCTACACCAGACGAAATCAACCAGATAGTTGCAGACTTCAATACGGACATGAAGGCAAAGGCTGCACAGGGCTTGGCATCGAAGGTTTACCGCAGAGGCAGTATCGGCTATAAGTTCCAAAGAGCAGAGAACAAATCACAGCATATCGTAGACGTGAAGATTGCCGGCAAGACCCATTCCTTTGTTATCAACGGAAATCCCAGAGCAGCGCAGGCGCTGAATGGATTGCTGGAGAACTCTAGCGCCAAGGGATTCATGAAACCTTTGAGCACTATTTCTAGAATGATGGCACAGCTCTGTACTTCATACAACCCTGAGTTCGTGATGAGAAACGCCTTCCGTGATGCTGAATTTGCTTCGAGCAACGTTACATCGAAGGAAGGTGCAAGATACGGGGCGCTCTGGGCTAAGTACTACGCACAGCTGGGTCTGTATAAGGGTGCATCGAATATCAACTTGAAGGATTTCAGCGGTTCTACCGGTTTGGGATTGTTCGCCAAGTATCGTAACGGTACACTTGATACTTCTGATAAGGTTCAGAGATATTTCAAGGAGTTCATGGAGAACGGCGGTGAGACAGGTTGGGTTCAGATCAAGAACATGAAGGACTGGACCAAGGAATACAAGAAAGATGTGAAGGGCGAAAGAAGCAAGCTGAACAAGGGCGGCGAAATGGTTCGTGATTTCTTCTTCGGTAACTTGGAGAACGTGAATGAGGTGGCTGAGAATATCGCCCGATTCACTACTTACTGTACGAGTCGTGATTACGGACGTTCCGTTATCCGCTCTGTCTATGATGCCAAGGAAGTATCTACCAACTTCAACCGCCATGGTAGCGGTGATGCCGTCAAGAGTTTCAAGAACGGAGAAATGAGCTGGGCAGAGGAGAAGAGAAGATGGGCTTATGGTTTTTCTGCTAGCTATCTCAGACATTGCTCTATGTTCTTCAACGCTGGTATTCAGAGTACGAACCTTCTTGCGAAGAACTTGAAGAATCATCCTGTAGGAACTTCTATCAACATGCTTGCCATTCCTTTTGCACTCGGTGCGCTGGCTGCACTTGGAAACAATGTGCTGATTGCGAGCGAGGACGAGAAGGACAGAAAGGGCGTGAAGGATCCATACGGAGAGTTGCCTGACTACGTTAGAAGAAACAATCTCTGTATCTACAAGGGAGGCGGTCAGTTTATCACGATTCCGCTTGCCATCGAGTTAAGAGCCTTCTATGGCTTGGGTGACTTGGCTGCTGGCTTGACCTTCTCGCCAAACGTAAGCGGACAAAAGAACCCTTACTTAGATGCCGTGGGCTGTATGTCGCAGCTTGTGCCGGTGATGGACTATCTCGGCAACTCTTCGGCTGGCAAGGAACCATTGAACGAGATGATCAAGGCTTTCTCTCCTTCTGCCCTATCTCCATTCGTAGAATGGGAGTTAAATACCGACTGGAAGGGTGCGCCGATTGAGAGACGTGGCGACTGGAACGAAAATTCCCCTGCTTGGCAGAGAGCCTATAAGGGTATTCCTGACGGTTACATGGCTGTGAATAAATGGGTGAATGCCCAGACCAATGATGTAGCCAAGGGTAACGAGGATATGCTGGGCAACAGTTTCCTGGATATGGTAACGAACCCTAGTATGCTGAATCATTACATCGGTGGTATCGGTGGTGGCGCTGCTACCTTTACAGAACGGCTTATCGGTGTTATTAAGCATGGAAGCGATACGGAAACCAAGGATATTCCTTTCCTTCGCTCTCTTCTTTATACGCCAAGCGAGCAAAGCAGCTTGCAGCGAACCAAGAGCAAGTGGTATAACTACAAGGATGAAATGGAAAAGACGATGGCCAACGTGGACCGTCTGAAATCCAAGAACGTTCCGATTGATAAGAGAATCACGAATATTGGAGAGTACTATCACTTCCAAAACTCCAAGGAAGCTGCCAAGGTGAGAGTAATCGAGCTGGCAGAGAAACAGATGAAGCGATGGAAGAAGATGAGGGATAAGGCTAGCGATACCGAAAGCATCAACTTCGCCAATCAGAATATTGATAGAATCATGATGGATGCGGTTGATGAACTGGATAGATTGGAATAATATAAAAAAGGAGTGGGCGCAAGGCTCACTCCTCTATTGTTTATAATCCTAATGCCTTTGTATGAGACATTTTGTTTTCTCCCTTTGTCAGCTTTATTGCATCTGATTCATAGAAACATCTAGAACAGAAGCAATCAATGTAAGGCGTATATTTATAGTAGTGTACTTCGTTTACACTATATCCTTTTTTAATTAATGGGCATGAACTATTTGAATGTATGGTTTGCTTGTGATTAGCCAAATCCCTTTCTATGTAAACGTAATCACCTAACCTAGTTGGCATGAAATAATATACAAAAACTAGTACCATTCCAAAGACTAGAAAGGCTAATAAACGTATATGCAGCCTTCTTATTTTCGGAGCGAAGTGCATGTCATACATTTCTTTCTTAGAAACTATTGCACCGTTTGTTTTACCTACTGTACATATACGATACAATGACAGACAGGATAAAATAAACAGAACTGCAAATATAATAACCAAAATAATTGTTTCCATACGCTATGATGTAATTTTCTGCAAAAGTAGCGAAAATATTGATAGGTTGTATCGGTTGCTGGCGGTTTTCTTTACAGTTTAGATTTTTGCTAAATAAATGAGCAGGAGGTGACTCAGCATAAAATACTGAGGAACAGTGGCTTTAGGGGCGAAAATTTTATTTTGAGCATAGTTAGGCAGGGTGATGGGTTCTTCGTAACTTTGCACCAAGTTCAATAGTGGACGAAACGATTAATCTATCATTTATTATGTCAGAATCTAAGACATACATCTTTGGTGAAAACCAAAACGGAGGTTCAAACGGAATGCTTGGACTTCTTGCTCCTCTGCTCCAGAAGCAGGGTGTAGATCCAAATGTGCTTCTCGCCATGAAGGGCAACAACGGCTTCGGTGGCGAAGGTGGTTGGTTCATGTGGGTTATCTTCCTCTTCTTCCTTATGGGTTGGGGCGGCAATGGCTGGGGCGGCTTCGGCAATAATGGTCGTGGCGGTCTTGCTAACGAGATTAACAACGACAATGGTCGTGCCCTTTTGATGGATGCCATCGGTGGCAACCGTAATGCGCTCAGCAACTTGGCTACTCAGCTCAACTGTACCGAAGGTCAGATTCAGAATGCCATTTCTGCCTTGACTTCTCAGGTTCAGAACGTGGGCAATCAGGTAGGTATGAGCGGTATGCAGACTATCAACGCTTTACAGCAGGGTAATATGCAGATTGCTCAGCAGATTGCAAACTGCTGCTGCGAGAACCGCTTGGCCATCTGCCAGCAGACTGGTACCTTACAGAATGCCATCAATAACGTGGCTGTAGGTCAGGAGCGTGGCTTCTCTAACGTAGCTTACGAGACTCAGAGACAGACTTGTGATTTGCATAACGCTATCAAGGAGAGCACTCAGACCATCGTTGATGGTCAGAAGCAGGCTGAGATGCGTGAGATGCAGAACAAGATTGATTCTCTGCGTGAGGAGAACAGCACCTTCAAGTCTTCTGCTATGACTTCACAGATTGTTGGTCAGGCGGTAGCACCTATTAATGCTGTATTGGCAGGATTGCAGAACGAGGTAGCAGGTATCAAGTGTAAGTTGCCTGAGACCGTAACCACCCCTTACAGCCCATTCACTGCGGTTCCTAACTGCGTGGCTTATCAGGCTGGTTTGTACGGACTGAATGCTGCTAACAATGCAGGATTCTGGGGTTAAAGAAAGGAGGCTGCTATGTTATGGTTAAGACCTTATACATGGGTGAATCGTAACGGTTCGGCGGCTATCGCTTCTACTGGCGTGAAGGTGAATACTGCCGATGTGGTGTTCACCTTTAAAAACCACGCCTTCGTGAATAACAACTACAGAGGAACGATTTTCGTGAATCTGCGTCAGGCTATTCCGACTGGAACGACTGGTACGCTGCCTATCCTTTTCGAGACCAACGGCGCAACCCAAGCTGTAACCAAGTTCAATGGTGATGCTTTGACGGTTGCAGACGTGCCGGGAACTGGAGTTGTTCAGCTCTGGTTTGAGAGAGACACTAACACCCTTCAGCTGATGACGGGTATTGTTTAACAACAGAATAGATAATAGGAGATTACATTATGTTTCAAGGTTTAAGAACAAATTCTTTATTCTATGTGCTCGACAAGGGCGAAAACCCGAACTTGCAGATTGGTCAGGTTGTTTCGGTCAGCAATCCTCAGACGAAATACCCTACCTTCAACAATGGCTTCACGCCTCAGCCTATGGAAACAGTGGTTGATGTGAAGGTGAAGATCAATGACGAGGAAGTGGATTTCAAACAGCTACCTGCCAACGGGCAGATAGCCAACGACAAGAACCTTGTGGTGAGCGACAACAAGGAAGCCATGAGTGCCGAGGTCGATGCGATGCTGAGACAATCCAAGGCGATACTGGAGAGCGTAGATTACCATGAGAGAGTCGTTAAATCTTGTGAGGGAATGCTACTGCAGCTCAACCCCCAGATAGCCAAGGAGAAGGAACAGGCTGAGAAGATTTCCAAGCTGGAAGGCAAGGTTTCAGGCATGGAAGGCAAGCTCGACAAGATGATGGGATTGCTCGAACAGGTTGCAAGCAAGTAATCTCCTACCCTATCCATTCACTTTAAAAATCTTATGATTATGATAATGGTTGAGATTACAGAAGACAAGTTTGATGGCTTGTATGATAACGTAGAGAAGGGCTTGCGCTACTTTGGCAAGGCTATGAGTTGCCTTGATGAAATGAAGCGTGAAGGTAGACGTGACCGATACGGCGAGCGCAACCGCATGCCCGATTACAGAGGTCGTGGAGGTAGAAGTGGTATGCGAGAGCATGAAGAGTACGACGACATGCGCCAACGTGAAGACCGTGGACGTGATTACAGAAGTGATTACGGAGAAGATTACTAATTAAGTGAAGAGTGAAGAACGAAGAGTGAAAAATTCATTTGCTTTTCCTCTTCACTCTTTTCATTTCAAACGATTGAGATTATGGAAAGAAAATACAGACAATCTTTGAACGCCTACGATTATCAGCCAGAGGAAATGAAGGCTTACCTGAGACATAACGGCTGGCACTTCAACAAGAAGATGTGTGAGTGGGCAGTTAAGCAGATGCGGAAGAACGGTAAGCCTATCCGCATGATGAGCAAGGATGATATTGAGGACATCTTGAAGAAGAACAATATCGTGCTGGAGAATAATGTGGGCTATGATGCGGTTTACATCGCACACATGTGCCTGGCTGATTTTTACGGCTCGTCTATCACGGAAGAGAAACAGATGGCTCAGTTCATCAAAGACTACGTGGATGATGAGGATCAGCAAGACGGTTTCATCTTCAACCGCTTCTATGCAGATACATCATTCAACGGTATTGGCATTCCTTGGGAAGATATTTTATAAGATATGACAGAGCAGGAGATTTACTTGGAAAGGTATGACTGGACCGTACACGTAATGTATGATGTTCACTCAAAGGATGCCATGAAGGTAAGAAGGTATCTTCGGGAGTTGGGATGCAGCGGCATTCCTCTCGAAGATGCCTGTAATCTTGTGCTCGAAGGTGAACCGAACAAAGGGATAACCTATTCCAATGTTGATACCAGAAAAACGGTGGTAGTAATCGGCTGGACCACTTCTAAAGCAGAATATATGAACAGCCTCAGCCATGAAATGTTGCATGTGGTTCAGCATATTTCCGAACAGTTTTTGATTAATATGTATGGGGAAGAGGCTTGTTATTTGCTTGGTGGGTTGGTGCAGGCTACATTTTTTAACAGCAAAAGAGGAGCAAGTCTTGAATAATTATTGTATCTTTGCACAAATTAAACATTCAAACTTATGAAAAAGAAAATTAAAGTTTATTCTATAGGGGTACTTGTTTGCATCATCTTTGATGTTGCAATTTCCACTTTGGTTATTATTTGTAGTAAAACACTAGTTTCTGATTGTATCATGATGAGTATATTTCTTTTAATTTCTGATTTTATGATTCTTGGACTGAGCTATACTTACTTAAAGGAAGAATCAGGGAATAAATGCTTAGTGATTAAACTGCCTGGTACAGTAGATGATGATAGTTTGCCTAAGTTGAAATAGGAACAGAAAACTTGAAGAGAGTGTAAATACAAAAAAGGGAGTGCTAAACAACACTCCCTTCTTCTTTATCTATTTGATTTACTCCCCATACTTTGGCTCCTCATACACAAGACCATGCTCATCTACGTAAGCCTTGGCTTCTGGGTATGTATCAAACTCTACTGCGGTGGCATCCACTGATGGGAATACCTCAGCATTGTCACCTTCCTCTGTGAGAGGGAACACCATCTTGGTTTCCTCATGTACTACCTTATACTTCTTTGTTAACTTATTCATATCTTGTTTCCTTTCTTTTTGATATTAAACTTATAACACCTTATGCTGGAATGACTGAGACTGTGTAGCCCTTCTGCTGCAAAGTCTGTACTGCTGCATCTGATGCTGAGGTACGGGTGCCTGTTGCCGAAATAATCTTATGATATGCAGGACTAGAAGATGTTATCTTAGAAACGCAATTTGCTAAATCCTTAAGCATATTATCAACATTATCAATCTTAGGCTCTCCTGCAACTCCGAAAGTATTGGCAGAAGAAGGTCTTGAAGACCATGTAAGGGTAGTATTAGAGCCAGCAAAACCTACATATACACAAGAAGATGGAACACCTGCCAAGTCTCCACTAATTGTAGAATTAGTTAAAGAAATAGTATTTACTTTAGTCAGCCTGCTAAAACTAGAGATGTTTCCTGACACTCCACTAACATACAAATAAAGACAAGAAGTCATTCCACCTAAAGCAGAGACATCTCCTGACAACTTAACATTATTGAGCATCAGGAATTGGATTTTGACTAATCTTTCAAGAGAAGAAACATCACCTGATATTTTAGTTGAATCTGCGCCCAGATATGTTAAATTGGTCATATTACTTAATGCAGATATATTACCAGAGATATTAGTAAAGCCAATTGCCAAATATGTTAAATTGGTAAGATTCTTCAATGAAGATATGTCTCCAGATACATCAGTACTATCCATGCGAACATAACTCAAATTGGTAAGATTCTTTAATGAGGATATATCACCATAAGCCTTACTGCCAAATGTTATGAGTTTAAGTAATCTTGTAGAATAATTTAATTCCTCTAAATTGAGTTCTTTGTTCTTTGCGTAATAACCTGTGGTATCATCAAGCAAAGGTGTAAATGACAATGACTTTAAAGCGTATTTATCCATTATACATAAATACAAATCTGAGTTTGATACATACACCTTTGTCTGGATATTAGCAGGAACAATTATAGTTTTCCCTTTATTGGCTGATAGAGCTTGGTCTGTGAAATAACCATCACCCAAAATCTCTAACTTTGTATCCTTTATGAAACTAACAGAAATACCTTGTGATTTATCTGTTGGAGAAGTTACTTTGCTAAACTTGATTCTTAACTCCCCTATTCCGTACAAGTTATTATTATCAACTTGTCCATTCAATTTTGTAATTAAACATTTTGTCATAACACTGAAATTTAATTATTTATATTCAAATTCTGTATCTAAAAACTTAATTCTATTGTTTACCCAATTTGATACTCGTCCAATGGAATTAAAGAAACCCATTGCTCTTGGAACTTTATCATATAATTTACTTAGTGGGAACACACCTTGTGTAATTTGTTTAGCTCTAAACTCGTACCCCATATATATACAGGTCTCATCTTGTGCATATTGCTTTGATTCACTAAATGTGTCAGAACTATCACTTTTTGAGACAAAATCCCATTCTTCAGAAATATTATTATTTCTATAAGAAGGTGTCTCATTATAAGTTTTAAATTCTTTTTGTATATTATCAAATCCAATACTGTTTAACCATGTTTTAAGCAAACTGGTTATATTTTCAGAAGTAAAGATTCCTGCTTTTCTTAAAACGGAATATCTTTCTTTAATTTGAGACTTGCAAATTTCAGTTAATTCCAAACAAGAACCACCAACTACAACAGATGTGTCACTCCCTATAACAACATAAGTTCCGTTCCAAAAAGACCCAAATATGGAGTCTACATCATAAAGAGTAGGAGTCCAATGCTGACCATCCCAAGTTCCCCATATCCAATTCTTTCTAAATCCATCCAAATGGTATAACACTTGGCTTACCAGATAATAATCAATAAAAGATGGAACAATAAAATATTTTTCAAAAGTCTTCAAATTGTAGTTCTGCGTTATGTCACTAACAAAATTAGACAATCTTAATATATTATCTTTTACCCTTTTACTTAAAGGGTCACTTTCTGACAATTCCTTAGGGTTATCCCCGTCATATTTTTTGCCATTAATATCTATTAGCGATTTGGGATTTCTTATTTCAAATGCTGACCAATTAACTGTTCCACCAAACAAAGTATCTCTATCAATCGTACCGTCTAAAATTATTTGGTTTCCATCTTTTTTGTCAACATTGTAAACCTCTTTAGATTTTTTGAGATTCCAGGCATATATACCCATCCAAGTTTCTTTTTGTGTATTTGTGTCAATCCAAGTAATGATAATTGGAAAGCCATCAGGATGGCACTTTGAACCTGTAAAAAAGTCCTTTTTTACATTACCAAAACTATCTGTTGTGCTCTCGTTTGAATATGAATATTCATAAGGATATTGCTGACCAATAGGACGAGATTTATAGACCTGTTCCATCAGCCAATATCCTACGACGCACTGACCACGGAAAGCATCAATGTAGTACTTCTTTAAGTGGAAACTATCTTGCGTTGGGAAATCACCAAACTTAATTTCACTACCATCAGCAATATCTATCGCCATGTTCTTTACATAGTAAGCCATAGATGAACTGCCTTGTGCATTCAAGATTACTGGCTTGCGGAAATAGTTTCCATCCTTGTCATTATACTCAATTTCAGCTTCAATATCATCCTGCTTTGTCGTAGGCAACTTAGGAGCATAGATTCTTACTTGTGCTGCAATTCTAGGAATAGGCAATTCTATATGGCTTTCCTTGCTGAAATCTGATGGATTTTCCATCTTGATACCAGCAGACTTAAATGCCTCATTAACCTCTTTGACAGCTTCATCTGACAAGTTGATGTGGCTGGCAGAAATCTTATGTTCGTGACGAGTACCTTCTGAATCTCTGTAGCCAAGAACCTTATCTTCTGCATCTGTAGTAATCTCAGTTCTTCCCTCAGGGTCTTCTATATGCTCAAACTCTGTTGGAATAGTTTCAGACTTGGCGTTATGGATATAGTGGCTACCATCTGGATTTGTTGCAGACAACACCTTACCTTCTGCATCTTGCTCAACTGCAAGATATTCTTCGTTATCCTGCAAAGAGAAAACATCAAGGAGTTCTTTGAGGTTGGTGTCTATTGTACCTACCTTCTCCTTCAAAGCAGATACGTCTGCTTGAAGCTCAGATATAACTTGCTTCAAGGCATTGACTGCATGGATCTCACCAATGATTTGTCCGTCTCTTCTGATACCAAAGAGTACATGGTTAACAGCATCAAGCCAGACTGCGAAGAACTCTTCATTCTGCTCAACATGATACATTTCATTTAGAGGGAAATATGGCTTTCCAGTTGCTCTGTAGATACCAAAAAGAAGTCTATCCTCTGAATCTACTACTGCCATGATAAACTCCTCATTTTCGATTACTCTAAAGCACTCCTTTACTTCATCTTCGATGAGAGACTTGCCTTCTTCTTTATCTACCTTTGTATCTTGAAGATTCTTGATGTCTTCTCCAAACTTAGTATTGAGACTATTGAGGTTTGCAAGAATGCTTGTAAGGGTCTGCGTATTCTCAATCTCAGCAAAGAACTTCTTCAACTCATTCATGGTGTCAATGACATTTGTTGTGTCCTCATCTCCAATGATGGTTGCTACTCTCTCTGCAAGAAGATTTACTTGTGACTGCAATCTGTCCTCTACTGTACTTGTCTTACCAAATACAGGAGTACCATCCCACTGAATACCGAAGAGAAGTTTATCATTTGCATCAACTTTGGCAAAGATGAACTCTTCATTCTGAATGTAGCGGAAAGGAGTTTCTACCAAGGTTCCTTCCTCGTCCTTGATAGCTACCTTATCTACTACTTCCTGCATTGTGCCAAGAGTCTGCTCTGTCTGCTCTCTAGAATCATCAGCCCTCTGGGCAGCTTCATTGGCTTTTACTGTAGCTTCTTCTGCCTTAGTTGTGGCAGCTTTAGCTTGTTCTGTAGCCTGAACAGATGCTGTTGTTGCAGTAGTTGCTAACTGGGTAGCAGTATCTGCAGCTTCCTTGGCTGCTGTAGCTGCTACAGTTGCCTGCTTCGCATTCTCTGTAGCTTGATCAGCTTTGGCGGTAGCTTCTTTTGCTTTCTCGGTTGCCTCATTGGATGCAGTTACAGAATCATTTATCTCTTGACGTATAGATGAGTCCAGCTTGTCTTTGGTGACCGATCCGTCAGCTATCTTTCTGGTGGTTATTGCACCATTCTTTAACTTCTCCTCCGTGACAGATTGGTCATTATAATCATCTGTTTTCATCATTGGCACCATGCCACCTATTTTTGTATCTTGTCTAAATGTAGGCATATTTTATTTCTTTTGGTTCTGATGAGGTGAATATTTGAATTTTAACATTCTCTGGGATAATTCTCATTCTGAGATAGAACTTATCCATGTTTTTGTGCGCTCGGATGGGTACTCTTGGCTTTTTGCCATCGCCAATATCCTGACGGATGATGAGCTTACCAGGGTGCTTGAGCTTAATCATCAAATAGATGTCTCGCTGCAAGGGAATCTCCTGGGTTATCCATGCACGTTCCTCTTCGATGTATGTTGAAACTACGTATTCCATTGCTTTTTAAGATATTTCGTCCAACTGTAATGAGTCCTGATTGAAGAATAGACGGGGTATTGCTGATACACACGTGCTTCCTGCTCGAAAGAGATTGCCCGATACGCCTTGTGAGGGTTGCGGATAACCAAGAGGCGAACGAGCCATTCCAACACATACCAGAGATAGAAGAAGACGTATAACATTTCCTGCATCTGCTTGGTATGGATTTGTTCATGAACTACCGTTTGCTGCGAGAGGGTTTTATTTCCTCTGACAAACAACACTCCGAAGAGGTTTATTGCAATGAATCCCTTTGGTGGGATAAGGTTATTTCTAATTATCTTCATTGTGTCTTGATTTTAATTGTTCCATTATCATTGTAAAGACAACCTGAGCCAGCTTCAGAAGCAGACGTTGGCAGATTTACAGCAACTATCTGTAACTTATCTCCACTGGTATTGACATGAAATTTTGGTGTATCGCTGCCAAAAGAATCGGCTCTTACAAGAGCAATATCTCCACTCGTAATTGTCGTTACCGTTTTTCCATCATCGGATTTAGAATTGAGATACAACTGACCGGCACTTGTGAAGCGGATATTATTTGCGTCTGCCCATCCAGAAGAATTGGTAGAAGACAACCCTACAGTTCCGTTTCCTTCTGTCGCCAGTTTAATGTTATTACTGGTACTACCGAACCAACCGCTAGTTGCGTGGATTTCTCCATTGAACGTGGCGTTTCCGTATTGGTCAAGATTCAGACCGTTGGACCTGATGATAATCTCGCCTGACTCGAAAACAGTAGTAGTTCCGGTAAATCTGATTTGGTCAGCCTTAATGGTGGCGGAAGAGATTCCGTTGTTGATCATGGTAGTGATGGTTGCTTCATTCACCACCTTCCCATCAACATACTCTCTTGATGCAAGCGTCGCCTTATCTGCAGTAGTCATAAGACCCGACTTATTTTTTAGCGAACCATCTTCGTTGAATCTGCTGTTTGCAATCTCAATATTCTTAGAGTTCTGTGAAATTTTAGAACTCAGGCTTTCGAGTTTTCCGTCAGCATCGGTTTTGTTTTGCTCTACAATAGAGGTGATGCTATCTGTTGTTTGTTTAAACTCTGTCTTGAGCTTCTCGATATTACCGTCTGTATCTGTTTTGTTCTTCTCTACCGTTGAAGTGATTCCGTCTGTTGTCTGCTTGAACTCAGTCTTTAACTTTTCGAAGTTTCCATCAGCATCTTTCTTGTTTGCCTCAATGGTAGAAGAAAGAGAGCTAGAAGTGGCTTCAAGCTTATTGGTGATATTCTCAATAGAACCGTCTGCATCCTGCTTGTTTGATGATATTGTTGCCGACAAGCCTCTTGCTGTCTGCTGAAACTCGGAATAGTACTTTTCAAGCTTCACGCCCTGCTCGTCAAGCGAATTGCTCAATTCCGTAAACGTCTGCTTGAATATCTTCTGATTGCTCACCAAGGTAGTGTAGAAGGTCTGCGTATTCACGAATACACGAACAATCGTAGAGTATACCAAATCACTTCCACCGATTTTGCAATATACAGCAACCTGTGCCTGCGTGACAGGAACCTTGATTGAATTTCCATCCAAATCTGTAGTATGGACCGTTTGAAGGTCGCTTCCCCTGAGATAGAATGATTTTCCGTCAGATTCAGCTGATACGGTGTTGGCGAAATTGGTAGTGCTGAGACCGAAAATCGTAACATCGTCAATCTCCTGACCACCCAAATAGGCTTTCATTCGAATCAGCTTGTCTTGGCTGGAAGATATATTTCCCTTAGAATCGGTATTGAATGTAACAGAAGCCGGCTCGGCTGAGATTCCGTAACCACTCATGCCATCATCGCCGTTTGAGCCAGAAGGAATACCGAAGTCAAGAACAGCAGCATTTGGTGTTCCAGAATTACGAACATAGGCAGCGGCTCCTGAATGCAGCGTTTTCACGTCACCAATCTCAATCGTAGCAGCCCTACCGATGGTAGAAGAATCACGGTCGGTATTGAGAGTTACCACTTCAAGTGCAACATTAGGATTGTCTGTGCCTTTTTCTTCCTCACTATGAGGGACCAGCTCGAAAGCTTCGGTCTTGTCAATGGTGCTCAGATTGCCGTTAGTCGTATCACGGCACACCAAGGTATAGACTCCACAATACTTCTGCTGAGAACCTGAAAACTCGAAAGAAACAACATTTCCCTTAATGGTGAAATCAGAAATGTCTATTACCCTGTTATATACGACAAGCTGCACTTGCAAGGTTTTTGCTTCAAGTGATTCCTGCTTACCGTTGGTAGTGATTCCCCAACTGACGTGAATATCGTTATGAATGCGAATTTTTTTCATATATTCTAGCTTTTAGAAGTTTGTGCTCCAAGTTGCTGCAAGGCGATAGCGTACATCTGAGTAGCTTTTGTATCATCGCAAGCAGAGAGCAACAGATAGGCGATATAGTAGATGAAAGCATTCTTTAGCATATCCGGAATGGCAATATCGGAAGAAGACTCAGTATTGATGTTCTTTGGAACGCCGACAAAGGAAACGGTTGCCTCTTCTGCCATTGGCTGTAGGAGAATCCGAATAGGATTTTCCCGAAGGATAGTAGCCTGAGGGCGGTCTTTGGTCCCCTTGGCGGTATCATCAAACATCATGAGTGCCTCATCAGAAGTATCTTCTACCGGCACTACAGCCTTGAACCAGTCTTTACCACGAATACGTGAGACATTGATAATTTCGGCATTGGCATCCATTGAAACAACTCCAATGCCCAATTCCTCATTATAGGTTGAAACCTGCAAGGTAGAAGTTGTAGAGCCAATTTTCTTGGAATCAGCCAAGACAGCAGAAGAGGATGCAGTGATGGTAAGCCAATGCAAAGCATCGCTTATCTTCGACTTGATGATGTTATCCATATACAAATCGTCCTTCTCATCGGTGATTTCCGATGTGTTGTTGGATTCCTCGTCTATGCACCAACGTACTGCCTTTATGATTTCTTCTACACTCATTACACCTTATTATATATATGTTACTCGTTAAAGTCTGGGAAAATAAGACCAGCCTTAGAAGCATGCTTCATGGCAGTAGCAAGGGTCTTGCATTCCTTGTCAAAACGATTATTTACGTAATTGATAACCTCGTCTGCTGTGCGAATGTCTCTTACCTCTTCGTTCATTGGAGGCTGAGTTACCTTCTTGGCAGGCTCATTTGCAGGCTGCTCTTCCTGCACAATATCCGACTCTTCAAGAGTTGTGCGAATGCAAGTAACCTTTCCGCTCTTAACCAATTCATGGCTATCCAAAAGGTCTTGCGCATACTTGTTGCGAAGAGTAAGTTCTGGGCATTTGCGCATGTAAGTATTGCCATGAGTAAAGTTGTAGCGCATAGAATTACCGCTAGCGCCGGAAAGCGTAAGGCTTACATTATTACACAGCTCGTTATATCTATATGTCTTAATCATTATTTTCTATTTTAATAACAAAGGGACAGGGCTTTCAACTCCTGCCCCTCTGCGTGATTATATATATATATTAAAGATGAAAAAGAAGCCTTATGCAGCAACGTCCATGCCGGCATACAAGTTCCACTTAGTACCATCGTACTCGTAGACCTTACCCTTCTCGTAGGTAGTCTCATCCTTGGTGTAATCCTCTGTCAAAGCTACCTTCATACCCTTAGCGGCAGTATCAGGGAGAGTCTTCAGAGATATGATGCTGTTCACGATACCAGTAACACCAAGATTGGTAATGAAAGCTTCTGGACCGACCAAAATAGAGTTGTAGCCACGAAGAGCGATACAATCAGCCTCGATGTGCATGTAACGCTTAGCCTCACGTGGGTCATAGCCATCCTTACTCATGTCGTTGGTCTTATCCTTGCCCTTCTCCTTCACGTAGTGGCGAGCACCCTTCAAGTCCATACCAACCATGCAGTCTTCCATGTGCATCATGTCAAGAGTCTGATCCCAAACGAAATCAATAGTACCGTAGTTATCAACGTAGCGAGAGAAGGTAATGTCGATTTCCTTATGGGTAGAAAGAACCTCTGTGCGACCCTTTGGAATCTCAATGTTCATCAGGCGCTTGATTGCGTTCTTGCCACAGAACATATAGATGTGGTCAGACTCAGAGAAGTCAGTGAACATCAACATACTGATAGCAGTCAAATCCTCGTACTTGTAAACCTCACCGATACCATACTGGTTGGTCAGCTGATTCAAGATACCCTCTGCGAAGTATGTATACTCATCAGCACCGTCATTGGTAGTAGAGTGGATACGAGCCTTGGTACCCATCCAGTAAGAACGCTCAGCACGCATCTTGTACTTGTTGAGTGCGTCTTCCTTCATATCCTTTACGGTATGAGGGATCTTCTTCTTCATGGTCTCGAAGTCCTCTGTGAAGACGATAGAGAATGCACGCTTCTGGAGATAAACATCAGCAGAACGTGGCTGGTAGTTCTCAGCAGGAACCTTCATCTGAGACTCAGAGAGCGCTGTAGAAGCAGCAAGGATGACAGTACCAGTTGGAATATCAGGGCAAGTCATGTTCTCCAAGAACTCGCAATCTGCACCCTCCTCATTAGCCTTACCGTTGATAGCCTGCAAGGTAACCTCAGTACCTGCCTTATTGGCGCTGGTAACAAAGAGAACCAAACGACCCTCACGTACTGTAGTAGAGCCACGCTTGTAACCAGCTACGGTAGGAACGATAGCAGTAGAACCCTCGTAGAATGGCTTCAAAGAACCAGAGAAGTTGGTCTTGGTAAGCTTGATGGAAGCACCAGCAGCAATAGGCTGTGTAACCTCACCGTCCAAGGTCTCGCCACCATAACGTGCGTGTTTCTTCTCGTATCCAGTACAAGGAACGGTGGTTGTAAACTTCTTGACGATAGAAAGGAGAGGCGTATGATATGGACGGAACTTAGTTTCACCCGTGTCCCAGTCTTCCTCTTCAAGACCACCTCGGCCCATCTGCGTAGCAGAAGCCTGCGTACCGGTCAATGACTGACCAGCCGTTTTACCACCAGGGGCAAGCAAGTCGTTTTTATCCTTATCTACCTGCTCATTGGCAGCAGTTTCCTCAGTTGTTGCAGGCTTAGCGCCCGGTTCGTTCAAGTCTGGCTCAACATCATCACCAACAGCCATTACGCCGCCGCCTGTAACAACAGCAAGAAGCATCAGAATCATCTTGAAGATGAACTGACGATTAGAAAAATAATTAATTACTTTCTTCATTTTATACTTATATTTATAGATTAATAATCTTATTTTAACCAATATCATCAAAGAAGCTGGAAGCTCTCTTCTTTACCTTTTTCTTGGCAGGTTCATTTCCTGCACCCGAACTAGACAGTGAAGGAGGAATGCCCTCTGTTGCAGAAGAGCGGACCTTATTCTGAATCTTCTCATTTCGGGCTTGCATGGCTGCTTCTTCACGTGCGGAAGAAATATCAGAATCGTAGTTGTAGGCATTCTTGAAGAGATTCCATGTCTCAGAAGATATATTGCCTTCCTCGGCATCCTGAATGACGCCCCAAACCTTACCGTAAAGGTCGTTTGCCTCATCATCGGAAAGACCTAACTTCAGCAAAGCCTCATAAGACTTTCTCAGGTTTTCATCCAACTGCTGGCTATGCTTCTCCTGTTCGGCTACCTTCTCTTGGAACTTGGCAATCTGATCGGCTACCTTCTTGGAAAGCTCTTCGTCTTCAAGAGCAGCCTTGATGTCAATACCCTGCGAAGCCATCCACTCGAGGGGGTGCATACCCTTGCGTGTAGCATCAAGAACCATGGCGCCAAGCCACTTGTTGTTGTCAAGCATCTTACTTAATGCCTGACCGTTCTTTTCATACTCGCCGAGTCTGTCAGCATCATCATTCATGGCAGCATAACGGGCTTCCTTGTCTTCGAAGTCGATGTCAGAATGGCGCTTTGAAAAACGCTTGGAGAAGGCAGTACGATTAGGTCGCTCGTCAACAGGTGGAGTCTCCTGCTCTACTGGAGCTTCCTGCTGCGTAGCATCCTCTGCGTTCATTTTTTCTAATTCTTCTTTTGTCATAGTTATAACTGTTTGAAAACTTTTCGGCAAAAATGCAAAGAAAACAAAGAAGTTTTGCGGTATTCCAAATCAGTATATATCAGCCGATTGGAACACCGCAAAGAAAGCTGCGATTTTACCTATTTTTGCGCCTATAATTAACAATGCGTAAATAAATATGGCAAAGGCAAAGTTATTAACACTTAGTAGAGTGATGCCTCGGCATAACAAATATGATTCGGTCAAGGCTCGAAAGCGGAGACAGGAGCACGGCAAGGACTGGGAGCTTCTTACCCGATGTAAGAACGACTGGAACAACCTGAGTGGCGTAAGGGAGACGAGAGCAAGAACCATGAGATACTGTAACGGTGAACAATGGAGCGACACCATCAGAGTTTATCATCGTGGCTATTGGGAAGAAATGTCTGAGAAAACCTATATGCAGAAGCGAAATCAGACACCAATGAGCAACAACATCATGATAAGTATCTTGGAATCTATTGCCGGTCTCTACGCCAAGCAGGGAACGGAACCCGTCTGCTTTGCAAGAGATAATGACTCCCGACAACTGAGCGACATGATGAGTGCTACGATGCAATGCAACTGGCAGACAACCGGCATGCAGGATTTGCTGAATCACCTCATCAAGGATTATCTGCAGGGCGGTCAGATGTTTGTGAGGGAAAGCTGGGAAGACCGGGAACTTGAAATGCCTGACGCTTGGACGGACGCAATGGAACCGGATCACATGTTCTTTGAGTGCGGAAGTGACCCAAGACACAATGACGTTTGTCTGATAGGCTGTCTGCATGACGTAAGCAAGGAAGACCTGTATCAGAAGTTTGCCCGAAGGGAATACGGACTGACGGTTGATGATCTGAATAGGATTTTTGACATTCATGATGTAGACGATAGCAGTTATGGCTACGAGTTCAACGAGGAAAAGGCTTTGGACAATCTCAGCTTCGATTACACCAACAAGGGCAGACACTACGTAAGAGTGATTGAGGTATGGAGTACGGAAACCAAGCCTAGACTGCAATGCTTCGACCCTATTGCCAAGAACATGAACAACGCTTGGTTTCGTGTGGATTTGGAAGACACGGCAATGATAAACAAGCTGATTCAGGAGAACGAGAAGCGAAAGAAGCAGTATGACGAATACGGTGTGCCGGAAGAAGACCGTGCCTATATCACATCGGAAGATCTTTCAGACAAATACTGGTACTATACCTTCATGGCCCCTGACGGTACGGTCCTCTGTCGTGGCGAATCTCCTTACGATTTCAAGAGCCATCCATACACCATGAAGCTTTACCCTTTCATCAACGGAGAGATTCATCCATTCATGACCAACGTGATAGATCAGCAGCGCTACATCAACCGCCTCATCGTGATGAACGACATGAGTATCAGAAGCAGCTTCAAGGGATTCAAGATGATTCCTACAACCGTACTGGGTGGAAGAACACCAGAGCAGTTCATGGAAGAGGCAATAGAATACGATGGATGGATATTCTATACACCAAAGAGAACAATGCCGAACGTGAAGCCAGAGATTATTACTTCGAATGCGGTAAATATCGGAACAAACGAACTCTTGCAGATAGAGCTGAACCTTATCAGAGAGGTAACCAACGTGAGCGGTGCCTTGCAGGGCAAGACTCCTTCGGCTGGTACGTCGGCTGCAAGATACGCCCAGGAGAGTCAGAACGCAACCACTTCGCTCTACACCATCCTATCCGATATGGAGATTTTTACGGAGAAGCTGGCAATGAAAAAGTGCTCAGTTATCCAGCAGTTCTACGAGGACGGAAGAAAGATTTTCAACAAGGACGGTCTGAACACATACAGCTATGACAGGCTATCAGCAAGAGACATTCACTTCAAGATAAGCATCAAGAATGCAGCTGCATCTGCTGCCTTCAACACTTTGCAGAATGACGACTTGAAGGAGTTGCTGCAGATGGGTGCAATCAACCTGATTCAGTACTTGCAAAACGTGAACAAGCCTTATGCAGACAAGTTGCTTGCCAGCGTGCAGGAACAGCAGGCGCAGCTTGAACAGATGTATCAGCAGCAACAGGCGATGGCACAGCAGCAAGGAGGCGGTCAGGTAGTAAATGGCGTGGTACAGGGTGCAGACCAGAACGCAGTGGCCCAAGCTATGAATTTGTATAACAATCAAGCAGCATAAGATATGGAATTACAGATAACAATAGACTGGAGTCATGTCAAGAATGCGGTAAAGAAGCATCTTGCCATCATGGGCAAAAGGCAGAAGAACCCGGAAGGGAACACTGCCTTTGCTGGAATCACCCTATCAAGTGCGGAAGAGGACGTGATGAAGCAATATATCAATGCCGCCGTGGAAACCTTTGTTGGAGAAATGGCGCAGCTGGTAACCTATTATGATAGCGGTGATTTTCTGATATTTAAGATAAACAATTCACGCTGGGCAGGGACAGAGACGAGCGTAACGGTTCCATTCGAAGGGAATCTGATAGGCTATGTTGTGGCTTACGTGGCAAACGCCGTACTGGGAATGAATTATCCGGAGCTGGCAAAGAAGTATGAGAGCGACATGACCAATCATCTGAATGCCGCCATCAAGCTAGTTTTCATCAAGACCGAACCGACGAGTTCGGGGAAGAGACTTTCAGAAATGGTTGGAGGCATGACATTAGGAGATAACGAAAATGATGTTGAATTAAAATAACAAAGGTATGATTATCAAATTTCAAATACTAAAATCGCTGGTGATTGAGACTGTCAAGTCAACCACCTTCATGAAGGGAAAGATAGACGAGAGTGCAGGGGATGCAGCCACGCGGAAGGTAAGCTATCATGAGACGGCAGGAGACGATGAGACGCACGAAAGGATGCTGACGCTCGACTTTGATACTGCCCTGGAAAAGCTTAAGACCCTCTTTGTAGACTATCTTGTCCCTACAGCCCAGACCGTGGGCGACAACGTGATATACTATCAGGAAGGGAAGGATGACATCGTGACATTCACCCTACAGGTGTCAAGACGATTCAACGGCACACTGACCGACACGCTTGCCCGAATTTCTGCCAAGTACGTGACAGACTACATGCTTTACCAATGGTGGCTGAAAACAGGCAACATGAAGCAGGCAGAACCTTACGTTTCGTTCCTTTCCATAGACGAGACAGAAATAAGACGCTGTTTCGTACTGTGCCGCCCAACCGTTCCGACCGTTCCTTATACGCAGAGTCTTACCGCCAAGGTTGACGGAAGCGACACGGACGGTGGCGTTACAATAGCAGTAGAGAACGATGAAGTGACCCTATCCTACTCTATTGACGATGGGGCTATTGACGATATTGAGGCAAGAAGCAGCGACCCATGCATCTTGGAAGTTCACAGAATGCAGGAGCCTCATACCTTCTGGCTGAGACCGCTGAACACCGGAGTGGCTTACGTGACATTATTCTCACGTCACAGCGACAATCTGAAAAAGGAAATTGAAGTAACCATAACAAAGGAGGTATAACATGAAGTTCAATTCATTACACCCTACACATCACATCAGAGAGAAAGGATGGAAGCCTGAGCCAAATCCTTTCCTTCCGAAACCTCCACGTCCTGCCCATGTGTATTTCGACAAGCACATCTTTATCTATTCCAACCAACTTTGGTATGATATAGATGCAACAACCCACATGATGGGCAGAGTAAGACAGGAGAGCGACCCCAATATAGCGAATACCGTTCCGACAAGTGAAAATACGCAGGAAAGACCACTTTTCTATAGATGGTTTGACAAATACCTGAAAAAGGTAGAAGGTCTGCTATCTGCCTATATCATGAAACCGCAGGGCGTGGTAAGAGACAATGCCTTGAAGGAATGGGACGAGAAGGAAATGTGGCTGAGAATGCCCGACTACTGGGACGATGCAAGACTGGACGAACTGGTACAGGCAATACATCATTATATATCAACCGGTGCTCTGTATGAATACTTCCTGCTGACATTGACAAGTAAAGACCCACTGACCGTTGACAAGGCTACACAGCTGGAAGACGACGAGCTGGAGATTCTAGACGCAGCCAATGCCAGCAAGCCGGGTGGAATGATTCATACATTGAAGCCATTTGGATAAAAAGGAAAGGAAGGCTTATGGAAGATTTGGAGTATGACGAGTTTAAATCGGTAAGGGAATTTCAGAAGGAGAAGAAGGAAAAAGCCAAGACCATTCTTCCGACAAGGAAGAGTGCGCAGAAAGAATATATCAGAGATTTCTTGGCAAGGAATCAGGAGAAGTTTGAAGAGTGCATGAACCAGCTGGCAGAATATGACCCGAAGACATACGTCACCATTTACAAGGACCTGACCAAGCACATGATCCCTAAACAGAGCGAGGTAAGCGTGACGCATGGACTGGACGAAGACTTCAAGCAGCTGGCAGCACTGGCACAGACCAAGACAGACAACAATGCCTTGGACGTTACGCAAGTTCCGCAGATAATGGATGCGGATTTTGAAGAAATAAAGGATCTGGGCGATGGCATTAGTTAGAGAAGTAGATATTGACGAACTCGTTGCCGAGAATAAAAGGCGATACGATGAGATTTATGGCACCTATGACCCTTGGACGGGCGAAGGGTGTTATGATTTCGAGCATCGTGAACTACTGGAGCTTCCCGACTTCATGATTCCGAAGATGTGGGTCCCAAAAGAATGTATGCGAACCTTGTTGTATAGGGGACTGAAACAGCTTGGCAGCATGAAGGAATACATCATCAGAGTATGGGGCAAGCAGTATGAAGAGAAAAGCTATTACACCAGACAGCTTAAAATGGTGCTCACCTTCGAAATCATGAAAGTCAGATTCAGAGAAGACCCAGAATTTGCCCTTTATGCTACAGACAAGATTGAGGATAAGGTAAGCGGTGACATGATACCTTTCAAGCTGAACTATCCTCAGCGAAAACTCTTGAAGATATTTGAGGATTTAAGAACCAGCGGCAGGGCTATCCGTGTAGTTATCCTGAAAGCCCGACAATGGGGTGGCTCTACACTCACCCAGCTTTACATCAAATGGTTGCAGGATTTCAGAAAGGACGGTTGGAATGCTATTGTACTAGCCCAGCAGAAGAATACGGCAAAGAAAATCAAGGCGATGTACAGAAAGGCACTGGAGAACCAGCCAGGCTGGACCATCGGAAGACCGGGAGCCAAGCTTCAATTCTCTCCTTACGAAAACTCACCTGACGATTTTCAGGTAACCGATGGTATCAGAGCTATCCGAAGAAGTACGCTGACCGTGGCTTCATTCGAGAACTTCGATTCCGTGCGTGGTAGCAACTTCCACTGTGCCCATTATTCAGAGGTTGCTTACTGGAAGAAGACTCCCGAACATGATCCTGAGGGTGTGATTTCGTCAATATCGGGTGGTATCAGAAACCAAGAGGATAACCTAGAGGTATTCGAGAGTACCGGCAAAGGTAACTCTGGTTTTTTCTATGAGAAATGCCAGTTGGCGATGGACCCGAAGAACAATGATGCCTATTCCTTCCTGTTTATTCCTTGCTTCTTTATCGAGCATGATATGGAAGAGGTGAAGAATGAGCGTTCCTTTGCAAGATGGCTATTGGAGAACAGAGACAAGAGTAGCAACCCGAAGGGCTACCGAGAGACTGGCAAGTTCTTCTGGCGAATGTGGGAGAAGGGTGCTTGTTTTCAAGCTATTGAATGGTACAGAAACTTCCGCAACAAGTTTACCACCCATTCCTTCTGTGCTACCGAGGCGCCAGTGGACGAAGAGGATGCTTTCAGAAACTCAGGTAACTTGGTATTCAATCCGTACAGTATTGATGATTTGCAGAAGAAGTATAAGCGTGAACCGCTCTATACGGCAGACATCATTGTTGACGGAAACAAGAATGATTCAACCATTGAGAAATCGAAGGTAAGCATCAGAACAGATGGTGACGGAGACTTGAAGATATGGGCAGTTCCTAACGTCCTGCAGGTGGAGAACAGATATTTAGTGAGCGTGGATATTGGCGGTAAGAGTACCACTTCCGACTATACTGTCATGACGGTGATAGACAGATTCGGAATGATGCCGACTATCAAGGGCAAACCGAAGGTGGTAGCTAGATATAGAGGACATGTAAGGCACGACAAGCTGGCATGGATGGCTGCTGCCCTAGCCCATTACTATGATGATGCCCTGCTGGTGATTGAGAGTAATACGGCTGACCGAGAGAAGAACAACAATACGGAAGGTGACCACTTCGGAAGCATCCTGAACGAGATTGCCGACTACTACGATAATCTTTATCAGCGAACCACAAGCCCGGAAGACGTAACTGATGATGTACTTGCCAAGTACGGTTTCCAGACAAACAAACTGACAAAGGGATGGATAATTGACAACTTGGAGCAGTTTGTGGATGATATGCTCTGGGATGAACCCGATAAGGAAATGTATCATGAGCTGAGAATCTATGAGCGACATGATGATGGAAGTCTCGGTAATATCGTGGGCAACGGTAATCATGATGATGTGCTGATGAGTACGGCAATCGGTCTTTGGGTGAGTGCCAACGACATGGAGAAGCCTCAATGGAAGAAGAAAGAAAAAACAAGAAGCGGTGGTGACGGTGTGTATACTGCTGCAAAAATATAAACAAAAGAGCTATGGAGAGAAACTTGGAAAGAAAGACTTTGAGTTTTGGCAAGGGAATGACGAATGTGCCGAGTGACTTGCTTTCAGACGATTCAGAATTACTGGAGTCTGACGGCTTTATCTTTCGTGATGGGGAAATGAAACCTATTCAGAATCCTGTCAAGATTGGTGAGATTGCTGGACAGAAGATCATGTACGTTCACAAGATGGCAGACTATGAGAACATCATTGCTTACGATGAAGACCGGACCATCTACTGGTATGTTAGAGGAAGCAACGGAATCGAAATGCCGCCTAGTGGAGTTCCTGCAAGTTTTGAAGTTGGAAAGATAAAAGACATCAAGAGTATAGGCAATACGCTGGTTGTTGCTACAGAGGATGGCTTGCATTACCTCAAATATAAAGGTAACAAATACAAGAACCTTGGAACGGAGTTGCCTAAGCCAGAAGTGCATTTCTATATGTTTTACGCTGGGAACGTTGAGGCAGACACAAGTATTAAATATGAAGGGTTCGTCAACAGTAAAGAACTTGAAATTCGATATGATGCGAATGGTGATGTATGCTATATTGAAAAGATAAGATACATCAAGAACAATGGCGATAACGCAGTGAGTAAAGTAACGGTCACGCCAAATCCTGCGGCGAAAACAGAGAAATTTATGGGGTACAGCGTTACGATAGATGATGAAAACAACAAGAACCTATTTCAGAATGCTGTAGTAGGACATGTATCTTCCATTATCAATAAAGCAGCAGAAGACAATATTTTCTTGTTTCCATTTTTCGTAAGGTCAGCACTTAAACTGTTTGATGGAACGTATGCGCGAATTTCGAACCCGGTTATCTGCTATCCATGTGTGACAGCAAACTGCAATTCACATCTTCGTTCAAAAGTCGCACGCATCACCATGTACGGCTATACTCTTTCCTATTCCATTTCTATACCAAATAGTGATGATTGGAAAGATATAGTTAAGAACATCAGTCTGTTTGCAACCAAAGGCGTGCAACCATTCAAACTGGATAAAGACTGGAAGTTTGCCTATCCAGATGAAGTATACGGAAAGGCGTTTCATGACACCCTAAGTGGTGACATATACGAGAAGTCTATATATTCAAGAAATAGTTCAACGGGCGAACCATGTATGAGAATCATGCCCGAATACAAGACAGAAGATGATATTAGGGAAGAGATTCTTGGCAGGAGTGTGTTTTACAAGATAGAACAGATAGGAATCAACTCTTCAAAGCTGAACGGAACTACCCAGAAGGCTGAAATCAAGGACGGTGTTTTGTCCAATCTTGAGACACAGGAACAGCTGCAGAAAGATGATTACTACGGCTGGGCGCACTACGTTTTTGACAATATGTTTGCATACAACGGCAGACTGAACTCTTTTGGCGCAAAGAGAAAGCCTTTCGATGGGTTTAATCATTTCACGGCTCTAGACGGAGAACCTCGAAACGAATACAAATACTACGTGAAGATTGAAGCAAACTCCATGTCAACATGGGTAGAATCAGAGGCGGGCATCGGAAGGACATGTGCGCTGACCGGTTGGTTCTATTATCCTGACCCTAATGCATCAGAGGTAATCATATATGATCCACTGCATCAGAGAGGAATCCGATTTGAGCTGCAACAGCATCCTCGTCTGAACGGCGCTTACCATTTCGGAAAACTGGAAAATGATGTAAGTTGGGATACAAGCATAAGCATTCCTTCAACAGATAACGGCGCTCAGGAAGATTTAAACTCTCAGATATTTACGTCTGTCGTGAACAACCCGTTTGTGTTTGAAGCATCGGGAGACAATACGGTAGGCACCGGCAGAATATTGGGAATTGCAGCCAACACCGAGGCGGTAAGCCAAGGACAGTTTGGTCAATATCCATTGATTGTATTTACGAACGAAGGTATCTACGGTATGTCGGTAAATTCAGAAGGCTTGTATAGTGCCAGTCACCCAATTTCAAGAGAAGTATGTAATGAAGATTCACCATTTGTGCCTACAGACAGACTGGTATACTTTACGGCAAAGAGAGGATTGATGGCTACTAGCGGTGGTCAGGTAGCCTGTATGAGCGAACAGCTGAGAGGACGAACACCAAGAAACTTTATATCAGTGGGTGATGGAAAGTTCCTGGAGTTTTTGGCGAATTGTCTTATCGCCTACGATTATCGGGATTCCCTGTTGAGAATATTCAGCCAAGACAAGGACTACCAATATATATATAATATGGTAGACAAGACTTTCTCAATAGCGAACAGCGGAATGACTGCAAAGGCGGTAGTGAATGATTATCCCGACAACCTGATTCAAGACATCGACGGAAATGTATATTCGCTCATGGCTAAGCCAGACATCAACGATGATACGGACAACTACAGAGGCTCCTTCACTACCAGACCATTGAAGCTGGGCGGTAGCATGAACTTGAAATCACTCAGAGCAGTGAAGCATCTGTTTGATTCCGATAACGGAAAGATAGCCATGGAGATTTACGGAAGCAACGACTGTAAGCACTGGTGTAAATTGATTTCGCTCGGTGGCAAGCCTTGGAAATACTTCACGTTCAAATATACGTTGACGAACTTCAAGGCAACAGATTCCTTTGCAGGAAGCATCGTTGAAGTACAGAACAGAAGAGAAGACAAAATAAGATAAAATTCTTCTTCCATAAGTTGATAACATAAAAGAAGGCGGCTACTCGTGATGAGCAGTCGCCTTTGCAATTAACTAAACCTATGAAACATTTTACGAAGAAATCCTATAGAATATCCTAACCAGAAGCAATATAGATGTAGAGTTCCATTGACATCATTCAACAGCATGGTAAAGAGAATGAACGGCATTGCCTTCTTGGCAGCCTCTTTCCAACTGCCGGTCTTTCCCCACATGATGCCGAGTGCGGAAAAGAGAAACCCCGACAGTCCCATTGTCGGCTCTGTAACGAACATGGGAAGGAAGCTGGCTGCTACTGCTGCCACGAACGAAAGGGTTACATCTATCTTATTCTTTATACTCCAAAGCACCATCAGATTGATGAGCAGATGGAATAAGTTGACATGTAAGAAGCTGTAGATGAAATGATTTTCAATCGGGCAACCCTGATAGAAGCCTACGTGCTGCGTGCATAGAGCCAAGCAGACAAGACTAAGAATCAGCTTGATCAGAAAGTTTCTTCTTACGAAGGTCCATTTCCCTATAACTCTTTCCATATCTTTTGCAATAATTGAAGATGAACATCATATTCTTTGGCTTGATGAAGAATTCCGGTGCTGGCTCACTCACCAAGAACTGACAGATGAACCAGAGCGATTTACCGAGGAACTCTTTTTTCTGTGACATTTCCATCAGCTTATCATACAAGGAGTAATACATTCTCCTCTTGTTGGGCTTCATGTTGTCAACGGTTGAGAAATCACCAACAACCATTTTTTCAAGCTTTCTGTACGCCTGCTTGGGAGATACATAATATCTCGGAGCTGGCGATTTCACCACCTTCTCGTATGCTTCCTGCTGTGAATGGCAGGTAGGGGCTATAGCCCGATACGCCTTCATCAGGTCATCCCTCTGTCTTTCAATCAGTTCGAAATTTGTCTTCGTCATAAACACGCTAGTTAAGATGGTGCAAATATACAATTTATTTAGATTCTAACCAAATAAGCGTATAAAGATTTAAATAAGTTTAATATTAGACCGATTTTCATGGCATTACGCAAGAAAAAGCTTAATTTTGCAACAAAATGAGATGCAAATCTCAGAATAAGTTAGCAAAAAGTAAAATTAAACCATAAAATCATAACAAAATGAGAACAAAACAGGAAACACCTCTCTCGGAAGAGGAGAAAGCCTTAGTTATGGAAGGCTTATTGAGTAGGAAGATTTGGAGGTTCTATGAACTTCTAGCAAAGTGGGCACCCATTCCATTGATGCTAGGTCACTGGTACGGCGTATGGGACTATGGGCACTATCCCTAGACCAACAGTTGTAGATACCGATTTCAACGGAAACTGCATCATCTGGATTTACGTGCTGGCGTATATCTATATGCCTTTATCCATGATTCCCGTGAGTTTCTTTTTCAGATACTGCTGGATATATCGCATTCCGTTCTTCTATTTCTTGGGCATCAATGCCATCAGATTGTATTATCAGCACTGGCTCATCACTCCAGAGCAACTGGAAATGCACCATGTGTTCATTATATTCACTTTAATGCTATACGCTTATGGATTTATCAAAATCGCTCTATCACGTAGCAAAATCTGCATTCCGCATGCTACAAAACGATGAATGCGGATTCACAGAGGAAGAAGAGCAAATCGTTCAACGTAATCTCCTGTACTGGATGGAGAGAAGACATCACTTCGATGAGCACTCAGGAAGAGCCTGCATTGCGAACATCTACTACTTTGACAGTGATGTACACAAGGAGTATGCGCCTTACTTTGACTTTGAAGAGCTGAAGAAGGAGTATGATTGCTTGGCTTGGGACATTCCCGACTACAACTTCTGGGATTTTGCAGTGACGATGAATAAGATGTATGCTGACCACATTGACGTGGTAGGTAGATGGTCCAAAAGCAAGGAAACGACAAGGAAAAGGATTTCTGAACTGTCTGTCAGTTTCCTTTGCGACGAGTCAACAAACCACCCTACTGATAAAATCTGGTGGTACATGAATAGCTAGTTTGGAACACCGCAAAACGTATTGGGAAGACCAGTAACTTTGTAGCCATTAATCAAAAATAAATGATATATGGCTGAAATAATTCATACATTCTTGCAAGAGCACCTGTATAGGTCGGCATTAATCATTGCCATCTGTATGGGTGCTCTTATCATTTCTATGGGCGTGGACCTGTTCTTCGGCATCAAGAAAGCGAAAGAGAACGGACTGGCTACGACAAGTACAGGATTCAAGAAGACTTGCGACAAGGCAAGGAAGTACTTCTCTCCTTTCATGGTGACGGTCTGCATAGACCTGATAGCCTGTACTGTTCTCCCCTTCCCGATCTTCTCCATGATTTGGGTTGGCTATTGCGTGTTCTGTGAATTTGTAAGCGTAAGGGAAAAGAGCTGGCAGAAGGCTGAGATACGGAAGCAGGAAAAAACGGTGAGTATACTCCTAGAGAATAAGGAAGATCTGGCTAGGGCGTTTATGGAGATAATGAAGGAAGCAGACAAGGAGGCAAAGGCATGAAGATTACTAGGAAACAAATGATAAATGCTGTAGGGAATGTTGACAAAGTTGACGTTCTGCTACATTACATCAATGTCTATCTTGATGTTTTTGAAATCAACACACCTCTGAGGGCTGCACATTTTATGGCTCAATGCTGTCATGAGACTGGTGGCTTGATATATCTGAGAGAGAAAGGATCATCAAAGTATTTCAAGAAGTATGAGCAGGGAAGACTCGGCAAGATGCTTGGCAATACTCAGGCTGGAGACGGTGAGAAATACAAGGGTCGCGGCTTGCTGCACCTTACTGGCAGAGCCAACTACAAGGCTTATCAGAAGTCAGGATATTGCAAGGGCGACATCATGGAGAATCCGGAATTGCTGGAGCAGCCGATTGGTGCCATCAAGAGCGGTATGTGGTGGTGGATGAAGCATAAACTGAATGCTCTTGCCGACAAGGACGCTTTCGAGGCGATTACGAGAAGAGTGAACGGCGGAACAAACGGACTGGAAGACCGAGGAAGATGGCTAAGAATTTGGAAAAAGGAGTTATGCGCATGAAATGGTATGATATTAGGTTTTGGAAATGGGCGTGTGTAGCCTTGGTTATTGGTGTTATCCTGCTAGCCTTTACTGGCTGCAAGACGAAGGAATACATCAAGGTTCCCGAATATCACACGGAATACATCGTGAGAACCGACACAGTTGCCAAGACGGATAGCGTATACATGAAGGATTCGGTGTTTGTCTATCAGAAGGGTGATACGGTGGTGATTAGCAAGGTTGCTTATCGGGACCGCTACCATAATATATATAAGGTGAAGCTTGACACTATCTTTAGGCATGATTCTATTGAGGTTCCTGTGCCATGTGAACGGACGCTTACAAAGAGCGAGCAGAGGCTCATGACGCTAGGAAGGTGCTATATAGCCTTTCTCTTCTTAGTGGTTGTTGTCGGAATTGGGTTTGCCTTCTGGTATCATAATAAAAAATGCTAGCGTATGGCTGAGATTAGTGAAGAACTCAAGATGATAGACTCGCTCCTGATGGAATTTCATGAGCGCATTCAGAGTGGAAGATGCTTGACTAACAAACAGCAAAATGCTTTCATGTTAGATTTTCTGCACCGCATCGCCAACAAGGACGAGCCTATCAGCAAGGCTGAGGCATGCAGCCATGTCCATGTTTCAAGGGCTACATTTGACCGGTTGGTCAAGGAAGGAAGACTTCCAAAAGGACAGAAGCGCAAAGGATGGACCGAACTGATTTGGTACGAAAAGGATTTGGATAAATACATAGATAAGTTGATTTAATTTTACTTTTTTAGTTTTTTCATAGGGTTTAAATTTATTATGTTAATTGTCTTTGACGAAAAAATCCCCACTCGGCTGTGATAGCTGGGTGGGGATTGTTGGCTTACTTATTTCATGAATGCCATCCAAATAGTTTGGTTCTTGATGGTAGTACGATGTCCGAATATCGGTTTGTAATCGGTGATTGCCTTTAATACTTCACCTACCTTTATCTGTTGCTCGTTCCACTTAAAAATGAGTGTTCCGTTTGTTTTCAGCACCCTCATACCCTCATGGATAGAATCGTTGATGAATGCTTGCCAATTTTCGGGCAGCTTACCATATTTCTTGCATAGCCATGAGTTTTGACCTACCTTTAGCAGATGAGGAGGATCGAATACAACCATATTGAACGTTTCATCTTCAAATGGCAAATCTGTACAATCGGCTATCATATCGGGTTGCACGTCTAGTTTGCGTCCATCACATAACGTGTCATGAAATTCTCTTATGTCAGTAAAAAGAACTTGTGGGTCTTGTTTATCGAAATAGAACATACGAGATCCGCAACACATATCTAATATTCTTTGCTTCATAAGCTATAAATCTTCTTTTTCAAATTCACTCTTTGGAACACGATAAATTAGAGACACACGTTCTGTATGATATTGTTTGAGGGAAACAGCCGCCTCCGCATATAGCAAAGATGTATTCGCTATTTTTACGTCTAACATTCTTCCCTTCCTTCATTCTTCTCAGAGCCTCCGAGAAGTCAAATGTTTCCTTGCTCATAACTACTTGTATTTATATCTGTATCTTACATCTTGGAGAATGTAATACACATCATTAAACATATTACCTAACATACGTGATACACTACTATAACGGCTACATAAGTCTTCTGCTCCAACAGAAGCCTTCATAGTTATCTGTGCAGCTATCATTC